AAAAAAAACTGAATATAAATTATAGAATTGAATAATTAATTTAATAGATATGATATATTGTTTTTATTTTGTAATATAAATTGTATACCCATATATTGTTTTAATTGTTTTAATTGTGTTAATTGTGTTAATTGTGTTAATTGTTTTAATTGTTTTAATTTTTCTAATCTTTTTTTTTCTTTTTGTTTTAAATAATATGTTCTACGGTATTGTTTTATTTTTTCTTTCTTTTTTTTATTTCTATTTCTTGCCGCTGCTGATATTTTTTCTTTATTTTTTTTATAATATTCTTTTCTATAATTTGTATAATGTTCTTTTTTTTTATCAGTATTTATTTTCATTATTTTAAGCATATGTTTTTTATTTATTTTATAATATTCATTACTGTATTTATTCAATGTTTTTTTATTTTTTTTTCTATAATTTCTACTATAATTTAAATATTTTTCTTTATTTTCTTGATAATATTTTTTATTATATAATTTTTTTCTTAGTGATGACATGTTACTAATATATATTTTTTAGTAATAAATATTCAATTTTAAATTATGTTAAATATAGTATATATATATTAAAATGAAACCTAAAGAAATAAAATTTAAAGATTATCCTAATTTTAAACCAAATTTAACACCGTTATGTTTTTAAGTATAAGTTATAGGTTTGTGGTATTTTTTCTATTTAAATATAAGATATAATATATATTATAACCATAGGTAGAAAGAAAAAAAATAATAAATTATTTATTGATAATCAACAATCAGATTTTATTTCTGTTAAAACTTCTTTAAAATCTATTTTAATTAATTATGATACTAATTTTAAATTAATTAATCAGTTAGTTATTGATTGTAATTATATTGTTATTAGAACTTATCAATTTATTAAATTATATTTTATTTATTGTTTTGATAATAAATTGGACTTACCTGATTTAAATGATAATAAAACTATTTTAGCTTTTATTAAAGCTATTGGTATTAAGGATAATAGAGGAAGTGGGTTAACTCGAGATAAAGAATTTCAAACTAAGTTAAATAATTTTTATATTAATGAGTTTCAACATTTAGTTAATAATAAGTTAGACCTTAGAAGAAAAGGACAAGTTTTAGAATTTATTGCTATTCAAATTAAAACTTGTCTTAATAATAATATTAAAGAACATTTTATTACAAGAATTAGAAATTTTATAAATAACTTTCCACCAAATATTGATTTAACTATTAAAGAAAATTATAAATTATTTAGCAAAATGAAAAATAATATTTTATTCGATAAAATTAAGGAAATTCCTACTGAATATTTACAGTGGGCCAATAATATTAGAGATAATTTCTTACCAAAAGAATATTTAAATAATTTTAAATATGATTGTAAGGTTAACCCAACTAAGTATATTAAATATACTATTAAAATGAATAAAGAAACTGAAAAGTACAATAATGAAATTAATAACAGTAATTTAAGTGAAGAAGATAAAAGAAAAAAGATTAAAAAATTATTTCAACCATTTTCACTTAGAACTAATATAATTCCTAAATATATTACTATTGATTCTAAGGTAATATTACAAACTATACCTGAATTGAAAATATCTGAATTTAAAGGTAAAATAACCGAAAAAAGAGAAGAAATATGGAGTAATTTATTTAATATGAAATCAAAGTTATTTAAGAAAAATAATTTTGAAGTTAAATCTATTCAAACTGATGGTATTGGTGTTACTTTATATTTTCAAAAATTAGGTAGAGCATCTAAACAAAAGACATTAACACCAGAAGATAATTCTGTTTATATTGAAGACTTAACTGATGAAGAATTAAATAAATGTAAAAATATGAAGTTAATTGGAGGTGACCCAAATAAACATAGTTTAATATATTTAATAGATGAGGATAATAAAAAATTAAGATATACAAACACACAAAGAGCACAAGAGAGCCAAAGGAAGAAATATAATAAGATAATATTAAAAGAAAAGAAAACTAATAATATAATAGAAGAAGAAACTAAAATAAGTATATATAATAGTAAAACGGTAGATTTTCAAAAATTCAAAGAATATATAAGAAATAAAAATGAATTTAATGAAAAGGTAAAAAGTTTTTATGAAGATATTAAATTTAGAAAATTTAAATGGAGAATATGTATATCAAGTAGAAAGAGTGAAGATAAATTCATATCAAGGATAGAAGAAACATATGGAAAGAATATAATAATAGGATATGGTGATTGGTCTGAGAATAAGCAAATGAAGAGTGTAATGCCAAGTAAAGGAATAGGATTACGAAGATTGATAAGTAAAAAGTATAAGACGCCGTTAATAAACGAGTTTAGAACGTCCAAGCTATGTAATAAATGTAATAAAGAATTAACAAATTATAATAAATTACATAGAGTATTAATATGTAAAAGTGAAGAATGTAACAGCTCAGAAAGCAAAAAAGAAATTACATTCATTAACAGAGATATTAATGCGAGTTTAAACATATTAAACTTATTAAAAGAGTGGGTAACAACAAAGAGAAGAAACCCACTATATAAAATCCCTGATTTAGACATTTGTAAAAGAATGAAAACCCTAAATCAATATTCATTTGTTGTTTGCTAAAAGTTAAAAAAAGGTAAAATAAGTAGATATTTACTACTTATTTCTACTTAAAAAGTAACTGTTAAGCAACCATATCAAATTATGAAAATGGGTGCATTTGGTGGCACATATTGGAGACCAATATATTCATCAATTACAAATAAACATTATAAAAATAAATATAAAAAATATAAATGGAATTTACCTAAAGAATTATTATGTTCAGAAAAATGTAATAAATTAATTAATAAATATAAAGTTGTAAGTGGTACATCATTAAAATATTGGGAATCAAAAGATTGGATTACTAAATATGACATTTATGGATTTTTCAATGGTATTGTAACTTTTATAATGGTCGTAGAACTATAGATGACGAAAGGCAAATAAAAAGATGGGAAGGTGTTGCTGGACCAAACGGTAGATTTAGAAAAAGATTAATAAATATGATTAAAGATAAAAAAAGTAAATATAATGATTATTCTATATCTCCTAAAATTAGACAATTATTGTTACAATGGGGATATGAAATTACAGAAAAAGATTTATTATAGGCTAACTTTTATATACATTATTAAGAATGATGATATAAATTTCTTATTAAAGTACTTGATACGTTATGTGTTCTAGATAAAAAGTATATTGGCATTATCGATTCTATATATTCTCTACTTGGAAATTGTAACATATCTTCTCCTCGAACATAACAACAATTATTTTTTTCTATATCTTTATTTGATATCATAGATTTTATATATAATGTAGGATCAGTTGCTGGTATTACATAAATTTGGTCTACATATTCTTTTATATTATTAATTCTAATTTCTAATGTATCAATTGGATATTTGTTTTTAAGTTTGAAATAACTATTATCATCATGTATACCAACTATAATATATGTACCAAAATTACATAAAGTTTTTAATAAATTTTTATGCCCTTGGTGAAATAAATCAAAACATCCAATAGTATATACTTTTTCTCGTATTAAATATTCTTTATTTACTGGTTTTTCTAATTTATTCAATATATTCATATATTTATTATTTAAATTAATAAATATTTTATTATATTGTTCATTATTATCTATATAATCAGTTTCTAATAAATTTCTATATTTATTTTCTTTTTCTTCTATTACTGAATTTAACATATTAATTTTTTCTAATGAAGTTCTAAAATTAATAAAAAATGTATTTATTAAATCTTGTATTAAATCTATTTGATTCTTAATAAATTTAATAATTAATATTAATTCCTCATTATGTTCATCTATTTTTTTTTTATAATTTATATATTCTATAACATTTTCTAATTTATTTTCAGTTTTTATTATTAAGTCACCCATGTTAATCACATTATATTCTTGTTTTTTTAAATTAATGAATTTTAATAATTTATTTTGTTGTTTTATTAATAAATTATTAAAATTATTATATTGATTTATTTCATTTGGAATTTTATATATTATATTTGTATTAATTATTTTTGTTAATTTATCATGATCTATATTATATATATCCCACTTTATCTTATTAAAGTTACACATATATATATATATATATATAACTAAATAAAAAAATAAAATTTATATTTATTTACATTTAAATTGTTTATAGTCATATATTTGTAATAATTGATATATTTGATGTGACAATTTTAATAATTTACATTTTTATAGATTCTAGTTCATCTTCTAATAAGCCAACTTTATATTCTAATAGTTTGATTTGGTATTCATAATCTTTAATTTTTGATTTTTTATTTTTTGCAACTGGTCCAATTGGTGATGAATATTTATCTGATAATAATTTATAAGATTGCCAAATTGTATTTCTTTCACATACAAATTCACGACCACCTCTGATAAGATATATAACCCAATCTAAATCATCAGGTATTTCAATAACATCAAGAAATGCATACTTTCGTTCATCATCTCTATCTAATTCCATAGAATCAAATAATCCACCTTGATCTTCATATGATAAATTTTCAACCACTTGGACTAATATAGGATCTGTTCTTTCAATATGATAATCACGCCAATCTTTTTTTTCTGTATATTCAATATTAGCTAATTCACAATAACGTTTTAATACAATACTAGATAAACTATAAAAAAATTTATCAATATTTATTACAATCTTTTTCATAATTATATTTATTATATTAGTTTAATATATAAATATTTAAATATAAATATAAATATTTTTTATTCTTAAAAAAAAATATTATTTATTTTTATTTTTATGTTTTGTATATATATAAATATTAATAGTATTTTAATTTAAATTTTTTTAATTATATTATGTCTAATCCTATCCAACAAATTCCACCACCATTGGCACCACAGGTACAACAAATGCAACCTGTACAACAACAAGTGCAACAACAAGTACAGCAAGTACAACAACAAGTACAAGATCAAATACAGCAACAAGCCCAACAAGCCCAAGCTCAATTAACACAAAAAGCACAACAAGCACAACAACAAGCCCAAGCTCAATTAACACAAAAAACACAACAAGCACAACAACAAGCCCAAGATCAATTAAAACAAAAAGCACAACAAGCTCAACAAAGGGCAAACCAAAATTTTAAAAAATTATTTAAAAAAAAAAAGGGTGGCGTTGAACAAATTGTACCACAATTAAATGAACCATTCGTACCGCAATTAAATGCACCAATTGTGCAACCACTACCAGTATATACACCACCACCACCACCAGTAGTAGAAAAATCACCATTAATAGTTGATGATAATAAAAAAACACCTTTTTATAAAACAATATATAAAAGTGTAAAAACTGGTGGTATGGTTGCAATATTTTCATTTTTAATTGTATTAATATTATTTTTAATAATGATAGGATATTTAATTGCAGGTGATTTTGAAACTGTGGGATATTTAGCCTTAAGTATATTTGTAATTGGTATAGCAAATGTATTAAATATTTATAGAATACGACGTAATACTATAAGTACACTTATAGATCCATCAACTTATGTAGATGAAGTAATAGGTTAAAAAATAGTTATATTGGGAATTTATTTACCATATAACTATTTTATAATTTAATCAATTTATAATTTAATCATTTATATTTTAATCATCTTGTCCAACAAATTGACTACAACATTCTTTTTTAGTATGTGTATTATAATTCTCATAGTAAATACATTGTTTACATTCATTACATGTTTTTTTAGAAAATTCATGATGACATTCTCTACAATTAGTACAATGTGGAATACTTTTATCTGTAAATTTATTACATTTTAAACATAACTCTTTATCATTTATATTTGTACTTATATTTGACTGTTGTGGATAAAAATAGTTATATATATAATATGAACCATATTGATTTGTAATATTACCTAAAATAAAACAACCAATTAATGTTAAAATCATATTATCTATATTTATAATAATATATAATTATTAGTACTTAATATTTTATTTATGTAAAAAAAAATTGATTTTTTTACATAAATAATATATATATAATAATCAATATAATGGATAATACAAAAATAGCATGTAATAAAACTGATGAATGTGGTGGTTACAGAACTATACACTGTAATAAATGTAATAAATGTACATCTGATGCATATGTACATTGCAGTTTATGTAATGACTGTCATGATCGTAATCTAAAATATTGTGAAAGTTGTTGTAATTGTTTTGATTCTATTTATCATAAGTATTGTAAACATTGTGAAAAATGTATTATAAAAAAAAAAGATCAAACATATCGTGAACAAGATGGGAGTAGTTATTATGATTATTATTGTAAAATATGTAAAGAATGTAAACATTATATTTATAGAAAAGTTGATTATTATCATATTACTTGTATTGATTGTACAAAATGCTTTTCAAGTAATGATTATAAAATTCATTCTAGAAATAATTGTATATAAAATTTTATTTTTTTTAATATTAAACTTAAAAATATTATATATATATATATAATAATGTTATTTGATAAAAATAGTCTATCAATAATTGAAAGTTTAAGACAACAAGTCGTTAAAGAACATAAAAAAGATGATGCATTAAAAGAAATAAAAATTTGGTTTAATAAATATTATTGGGGTTTTGATGGGTGGAAAGTTAATTTTGAAAAAAAGAGAATGCATCCAGATCATGATTATTTAAAAAATATAGTTAATAAGTTTGAATGAGGTCGACAATGGTCGGTGAAATTACTTTTGATGTAGTTAATAATACATTATATACAGTGTAATTTATATGTTTTAATTTAAATTTTTTAGATAAGTTATATTTCTTTCTGTACCTTTAATTAATTTTTTAATTTTTTCATTATATTCTTCAATTAATTTATTTTTATTTATTTCTAATCTATTTTCTAATTCAGATATTTCTTTTTGGTTAATATCATTATAATATTTTATTAATTTATCTTCATTTTCTTGTATTAATTCAAATAATGATAAATTTAATTCATTTAATTTAATTATTTTTTTATTAATATGATTACAAAAGTCAGTAGAATAATTGGCTTTAATTAAATCCCATATTTTTACAAATTGTGATAAAAACAATTCTATAAAAAATTCTGGAATTTTTTGATTAATTAAATCTTTTATTTGAAATTCAAAATATTCATTACTATCTGAATTTACCATTTCTTTTTTATCTATTTTAATCATATGTTTATATGTACTCATTTCTAATAATATAGATTTTTCTTGTTCTCTTGTATAAACTCTTCTAGATGATAATGTTTGTATTTTATTTATATCTGATTCAAAATCATAGTTATAAAAATTATTATTTAAAAGTTGAACTATTGAATTATAATATTTAGTCATAATATTATCACATATATTATCATATTTCTTAATATGCCTACGATGCCATTCCATTGTAAACTCTGGTGCATAATATATATATTTAATTAATAATTGTAATGAAGTTGGTGCTGTACATTGTAATCCATATATATTAATATCACCAGTATTAATATATTTTAATAATTGATCTTCAGATAAATTCCATGTAGATGTACACGGTTTTGATTTACCTTCATAGTTTATATATGTTTCATTAATATCTGAAATTAAATTTTTTGGACACATTCTATTATTATATAATTTTTTATATTTAAATAAAAAAAAATATAACTTATAGATTTTTTATTATATACTTTACTTTTTTATAAAAAACCAGGTATAGCCCGCTTTGGGTCAATAAATGGATATCTCATATAATTTTCCCCACCTATATAACCTCTTAAAAACAATAGTAGATTTTTCTTTTAATAAATTATAATTAAATTTAAATTCTTTATTATGATGTCTTTTATGTAGTTTTTCATATTCTTCCAATTTTTCATCTGAATCTTCTTCATTATAAATCTTTACATCATAAGTTTTAAAATCAATATTTTTATTTTCATTAATTTCCTTTTCAAATTGTGGATAATCTTCACATAAATGAGCAACTTCGTGAAGAAATACTTTTAATATTTGTTTATATGGTATATATGTTATTTTTTCCCCATTAAAATTTCTTATTCGCAATGAAATTATATTATCTATAACCATATATTGTCCATTAATTTCCATATTATTAGTTTCCATTAATAAACATTTATCATATTTCTTAAAATTATCAATAACTTTAATAATTCGTTTACTTATTATAGTGTTTTTATTATAATCTATTTTAATAAAATTTAATAAATTCGACATATCTTTATGTAATCTTTTAAATGTATAATATACTCTTTTTTTATTTCCAATATCTAATATTTTAAAATATTTATCATCATGTTTATATGTTATATATTCCATTATTTATTATATATATATATATTATATATTCAATTTTTTTATTATATTAAATATAATTTTTATATTAAATATAATTTTTATTCTAAATTAATTTTTATATTTAATATAAAATGGATAATAATATTTTAAAAAATGAATCAATTAAAGATTTAATTGAATTGAGATTTAATAATAAATTAGAAGAAGAAGAATTTATTATCACAATGGGAGAATATTTTAAAAAATATAAAGACTATTATAATAAAAATACTTATGATGAATTAGAAAAATATGTTAAAGATAAATTTAATATTATAGATGATTCTAATATTGATTTATATTTGGAAATGGAATCAACATTAGAATCTGGAAGATGTTTAACAGATAATAATAAACAAGATACTAATAGACAACTAATAAATAAATTAGTTAATGAAGTAAAACTTGATGAATATAATAATACAAAATTACATTTAGATTTAGATTCATTTAATTCAGATAGAAAGTTGATTATTAATGATGATATTGATTATTCACAAATTAAAACTTTACGTATATTTAATACATTAGATATCTGTATAGATTTTAGTATATTTCCAAATTTAAAATTATTATATATTCATAATAATAGATATAATGGTGAATTATTAAATTTAAATAAAAATATTGAATATATTATTTTACATCAGTGTGGTAGATTTACAATACCATATTTACCAAATTTGAAAGTATTATATTATAGAGGTTCTATGAGTAATGCATCTTATGATTGTATAGAAGAATACAATAAATTAAAAAAAAGTATTAATTGGAATAAGGTAGTTGATAATATAATATATTGGTAGTTAAAGAATTAAAAAATTAAAATATTAAATATCTAAAATATTATTTTTTTTATATTATTCTAAATTATTTTCTAATTCTTCAACTTCTTTATTTAATTCATTAATTTTATCTGTAATTGTTCCTCTATTTTTTATTTTTAATATTCTAATTTTTTCTTTTAATTCATTTATTTTTTTAAATTATAGTTTTACAGATTCTTGTACTGGTTTATCATTTAAAATTTCATTTTTTAAATAATAAATTAATTCATTATCATACATTGTATGTAATTTACTATTAAATTCTTTATATAATTTATATGTTTGACTATAATACAAACATAAATGTTTAAATTCACTATCAGTAAAATACTTGTGTAATTTTTCACGATGTAACTCTACATGTACTCGTGTATATAAACTAGCATCATAGTTATCTATATTAAATTTTTCCATTTTTTAATAATATATATAACAATTTTATATGTTTATATTAAATTTTTTTATAAATTAAAGAATTAAATATCTAAAATACACATTATTATTTTCTATATTATATATTTTTTCTTCATCATTAATCCAATGAAATAAAGCAGAACCAGATGAATATTCTTTTCCAAATGGATTTAATTCAATAAAATAAAATGAATCACCAATAATTCCTAAATCTATAACATAATTATCTATATAGGTAATTTTAGGTTTAATATTTGTTTCATAAAAATAAATAATATCTTTAGATAAAGTTATGAAATCAGTCGATTTATCAAAAATAATACTATAAGTATTTTGTTGTGATATACAAGTTATCTTATTATTATATACAAATATTCTAAATTCTCTTTTATCTAAATTTAACCAAGGTAATAAATATATAGTTGAATCAATAGCATTATGTGTTTTTGTTGAAGTAACCATTGATGTAATTATATCTTTAAAACTAGTATAAGGTCCTTTTCCAAATTTACCATACTTTAAACTATTTAAATTTGTTCTTACAAAATATTGGTTACCTTGAAAATATTTATCAGTATATTTATATTTTTTTAATAAATCTTCAAATTCTTCTTTATATAAATTAGATACTTTACAAGTTAAATGACTAATTTTAAATATTTCATTTAAAATATTTATATCAGTTTTATCTAAAGTAATCGTAATATAATCTTTATGAAATAAATCTATATAATTGTTAAAATTAGTTAAAGATAAATATTCTTTATAATCATCTGGTGGTTTATTATCTTTCCAATGGTTATTACTATTATAATCATCCATATCGTTTAAATTAATCGTTTGTATAATAATATTACTCATTTTAAATTATATATATATATATTGATTAAATTATATATATAATGATTTTATATGTTTAAATTATATTTTTCTCATGATCGTTAAACGCATTGTTATTTGTATAATATTCTATAAGTATTTTACTATATTTTTTTACATCTCCAACTGTATAATGTATTGTATATTTCTCTTTAAATGATTCTATACAGTAATCCTCTGTATATACACCGTCAGTTAATTTAATTTTATTTAACTTTAATATTAAATGAATCTTTGTAAATATTTGATTAACTAAGTCTTTACTTTTTATTACTACCCATTTATTATCCTTATATATTGAAAATTTACCTTCTTTGAAATATATAGTTTTATTACTTATCTGTTCATCATTGTTGTATATTAGTCTTAAGAAATATATAAACATGTCTATCATTTTAATATCCATTATACCATAATACCTTAATTCATTTACTTTTAAACTTTTATTATATACTTCATATATATATTTCTTTTCTATTATACTATTTAACTCCATGTCTAATACACTTTTTTTAATAAATCTTATATCCTCTTCTCCAAAGTTATTTATATTTAATGGTTCTATTAATTTTTGGTTTTTTCTTTCGCTAATTATACCTATGATTGAAGTAAAATGATTCGTTAACTCTTTGTTAAAATCATTGATAAACTGTTTTAAATTTTTATTATCTTTAAATTCATTAGTATCATATTTGTCTATAAATGATTCATAAAACGTTTTTAACTCTATGTTTAAACCGTCGTAGTTAACTACTTGTTTGGCTATTGTATAGATTAAATATAATATATTATCTATACAATCTACTATATTATTATTATCTATCTTTAATTTTAACTTATTAAACATATCATCTTTACATATTATCCAATTACGCGGCATATCCATGTTGAAACATACCTCTTTTATCATATTCGTAAAGTTATATATGTTTGATAATTCATCCGTGTAATCTTCCATCGTTAAACTCTCTAATGATAATTTATCCATTTCTAATTGTTCTATCGGGTTTGAATCTAAAAAATATTTATGGTGGATCTTTCCATCATTGTTAAATATATTAATAATGTTTTGAGTGTTGTTAATTATGGTATTACTGCTCTTTTTTAATTTCTCGTTTTCTAATTCTAATTTTAAAAGTTTATTTTCATACTCTAATTCTATGTTTTTTTTGTTTAAATCAACTTTAATACATTTGTTCTTTCTATTTAAATGATTTTTTAAATGTGATAATTGTTTAAATATTTTATTACAATTATCACATTTTATAACTCTATCACATGGTATTTTTTTATTATGGTGTTGTTTTAAATAATATTTATTATTAAATGCTTTATTACATTTATTACATATATGTTCCATTTTTTTTATGTATTTTTATAATTATTAGTTGAATTTTAAAAAATAAAATAATATTTAGTTAAAAATTAAAAATGTATATACATATATCTATAATATATTTAAATTATAATTAAATTAAATTATATTTTAATATAATTTATATATATATTAGTAAGGTAAAATATAAATAATGTATATTGTAATAATTTAATAAAATAACAATAATATTCTTATATTATTTATAATTCACCCAATTAGTTAAAATATAATATCACATGTTATATTTTATAGAAAAATTAAAAATAAATTTTTAATTCTTGAAATTTTGAGACAAAAATTTTTCCCAAATATTTTTCATCAAGATTTTTCAGAATTTCATTTTTCAAATTTTTTTAGTTTTTACACTTTTATACTTTTTAATATTTGTTTAACTTTTATAGTTAACGCCATTTTATTACATATCTTTGTCATATAATCAATTTATTTATATTTTTATAATTATTAGTTAAATTTTAAAAAATAAAATATTATTTAGTTAAAAATTAAAAAGATATATATATAAATATCTATCTATATATAATTTATAGTTAAATTAAATTATATTATACCTTAAATTTTAATTATAAGTTAAGGTAAATTATAAATAACATATATTGTAATAATTTAATAAAATAACAATATTATTCTTATATTATTTATAATTCACCCAATTAGTTAAAATATAATAACACATGTTATATTTTATAAAAAAAATAAAAATAATTTTTTATTTCTTGAAATTTTGAGACAAAAAATTTTCCCAAATATTTTTCATCCAGATTTTTCAGAATTTAATTTTCAAAATATTTTTTTTTTCAGTTTTATAGTTTACACTTTTATACTTTTTAATATTTGTTTAACTTTATAGTTAAATCCAGTTTATTATATTTTTTATAATTATTAATTAAAAATATAACATATTATAAATATATAATACAAAAATTAATTAATTTTTAACAAATTTTAAATAAGTGAAATGTATATTTGTAATAAATGTAATAAAGAATTTACTTATAAAAATAGTTATAATAGACATTTAATTAAAAAAATACCATGTGATAATATAATTAAATGTAACAATTGTTTAACTATTTTTAAAACTAATCAGATATTAAATAATCATAAAAATAGAAAGAACAATTGTATTAAAGTTGATTTAAACCAAAAAAATATAGAGTTAGAGCATGAAAATAAACTTTTAAAATTAGAATTAGAAATTAATAAATTAAAAAATGAAAACAATACTTTAAAACAAAAAGAATCTAAAATATCACAACCTAAAGAAAATAATAAAATAGGAATAGTATATATATTATCTTCATTACTTTATCAACTTCAGGACATATATAAAGTTGGATATTCTAGTAATACTATGAAAGTAAGACTAGCTGGATATTATACAACAGGACATATAGAAAGTATGAAACTTAAATATATTTATAAATTAGAAACGGAACATTATAAAGAATTAGAAAATTTAATTTTTCAATATTTAAAAAAATATAAAATTAATAACGAAATGTATAAAATAGATTTAAAAAAATTAAAAAACATAATTGAAAAATTAAATTCAAAATTAATTCTTGAGAATGAAATTATGAATTTAGATTTATAAAATTGATTTATTATTTAAACTTAAAATAATAAACATATATAACTAACTAAATGGTATTCATCTACATTTTACAACTTGAACAAGGGAAATATTATGTTGGTAAAACTGATAATCCAACTATAAGATTAACAAATCATTATGAATCATCTGGATCAGCTTGGACTAAAAAATATAAACCAGTTCAAATTTATCAAATTATACCAGATTGTGATAATTATGATGAAGATAAATATACAAAAATATATATGGATAAATTTGGGATTGATCAAGTTAGAGGTGGATCGTTTTGTACCATTGAGTTAAACAATGAAGTTAAAAAATTAATTCAACAAGGTATTAATTCATCTAATGATAATTGTTATAAATGTTCTAAATTTGGTCATTTTGCTAACAGTTGTCCAACTAATGAAATTTATAAAGAAAACCAAATTGATAATATATGTAATTGGTGTAATAAAAAATTTCCAGATTATAAAAATTTACAAAAACATTTAATAGATGATTGTAAATTAAAAGCTGAAAGTGATGCTAATATTGAATCATTTATTACATATATATTTATTGGATTAATTAGTATATTAATATATATATCATCATCATCATAACTAATTAAAAAATTGATTTATATTTTATTTTTTTAATATATTAAAGATAATAATGGTATTCATCTACATTTTACAACTTGAACAAGGAAAATATTATGTTGGTAAAACTGATAATCCAACTATAAGATTAACAAATCATTGTGAATCATCTGGATCAGCTTGGACTAAAAAATATAAACCAGTTCAAATTTATCAAATTATACCAGATTGTGATAATTATGATGAAGATAAATATACAAAAATATATATGGAAAAGTTTGGGATTGATCAAGTTTTTATTTTAAATCCTTTAAATATACATCTCTTAAATTAATAGCATCTTGTAAATTATTAAAATACCCTAAGTGTTTTTTTTTTACTATAACACGATATTTTTTATTTTTTAATTGTGTAATATATATTAAATTTTTATCTTTCTTTTTTTTATTATATTCTATAAAATTTATTATATCAGATTCATCAATTTTATTAAGAGTTGATATATTTAAATTATATGTTTTTACCCATATATTATATTGATGAGCAGCGTGTATTTCATTATTATATGAAGCATATAATAGTTGTTTATTTATTATAATAGTTGCTATCCATTTTTTTTTGCTAGGGGATACTCCCTTATATTTACTAATAGAATTTGTACGTTTAATTGAATTTAAATTATTGAATGAATGGCTAACTATTCGTAAATTACATATTTTATTATTTAACTTATTTATATCAATATGATCTATTATTTTATTATCTATATCTTTTTTTAATATAAATGTATATATATATCTATGCATAGTCCAATTTTTTTTATTTATTGTAGTACAAGCATATCCAGTATCTTTTTTATACCATTTATGTTTATTAATACTAAAATAATATTCTTTATCTATAATAGCATTATCAATAACCTTTTTACTATTATTTTTTAATTCAATTATACAGTTATTATGTATATCAAATTTAATTTCACCCTTTGATAAAATATCTTCATATTCCATAGTTTTTATTTCATTTATCTGATTTAATAATTCATCTTTTTTATTATTAGCTAATAATAAAGAAGAATGTATTTTATTATATATAATATATTTATTATTAATTCTTAATTTATATGTATTATTTTTAGTTTTTTTTATTTGATACCCATTCATTATATTTTTTTATTATAATATATATATATATATATATTTAATTTTTAAATAGTATTATTTTATGGTGGAAAAAATTGATTTTATTTTTTTATAAATTATAAACTAATAAAGAATATAATAATAATGCAAATTCAAAATCTACAAGAATATATTAATAATTATGAAATTACTAACCATATTAATGCTTCTAATTTTATTTTAAATATACTAAATCATTTTACAAACAATGAACAAGTTATTAATAACATATATCATATTGATTCCGAATTAATATTAACAACATATGGAAAAACTTTTTATATAATAAATTATAATGATAAAGAAGAAATAATTGAAAATATTAAAGATTTAATATTTAATTCTAAAATAGTAATGCAAACATTACATAATTATAAATTTAAAAATAATTATAATCCTACATTTGATATTGAATATATATTATCTATAACAAATCATATTGATATGGATATATTTACTGATAAACGTGGTCTAATACATATAAAAACTAATAATTATCAATTAGATATAAATAAACTTATTACTGATTTTAAATATCTAAATATTAATACTGAAGAAGAAGAAAAATTACCTACTGCTGCATTGGTTGAAGAAAAATTACTTTCTGCTGTTGTTATTAAAGATGATTATGAAAAAGTTGAAATACAAGAAAAAACTTCTGATAATATATTATGTAATACTTGTAATAAATATATAATGAATAATAATTATAGTGTTCATTATTATAATTGTAATAATAGATCTAATAAATTTAAAGATCTTGATGATATTACTAAATATTTGGACGATTTAAAATTTCCAAAATCAATGATAAATGAAATTAAAGATAATATTGAAAAAATCAAAGAACTACTTTATGTTTATGGTAAATTAAATAAAGAAGAATATAAAAAATTTGTAATTACACAACAACATAAAAATAGTGTTAGTCGTGATATAATTGATACTAAAAATTATATAAATAAATTAATGCCAAGTAATGTTAAAGATAAAAAAGAATTCCAAAAATTATATATGAGTGATTATGAAATAAAACTTTGTTTTAATATGCATAATAATCAAACTTCTGAATATAACGATGGTTTGAATAATTAAAATTGATTTTATTTTTTTTATAAATTATATATAAAGAATGTGTCAAATACAATTATTATTTTTAGATACAGAAACAACTGGATTACCAGCAGGAAAAGATTATTCTAATATTAATATAACTGAAATTGGATGGGTCATAACTGATATAAATTTTAATAAAATTAAAGAGGAAAATCACTTAATTAATGGGGATTTTGAAATCACAGATAAAATTACTGAAATAACGGGCATAACAAAACAGATGACAATTGATAATGGAAAAGAAATTACAAAAGTATTAGATATATTTTTCAATGACTTAAAGGGTTGTCAATTTTACATTGCTCATAATATGAACTATGATTATAATGTAATAAAACAAGAATTAACAAATAATAAATTAACAAAATATATAAAAACACTATATGATAATATACAAATATGTAGTATGAATGTATTAAAGAATATATTTAAAGAAAATGATATTAAGCTTCTTAATAATAAATTAAATACTTGTCATAATTATTTAATTAAATATGATGTTATCCAAACACATAGAGCATTAGATGATGTTAATATGATAATTGCTTGTTTTAAACAAATTGAAAATTATAATATTATTATACATACATTTTGTAATAATAATATATCTTTTGGAAAATATAAAGGTAATTCGTTTAAATTTATATATAATAATGATAAACGATATTTTATATGGTTGTTATCATCTAAATATCTTATGTCAAAAAATATATGTGAAAAATTCATTAATTATGTAATAAAACCATATACTAAACCAACTATTAAAGTTGAAGTTGAAATTGAAGAAGATGAAGTTGAAGCTGAAGTTGAAGAAGCTAAATTTGAAGAATCAGAATCAGAATATGAAGAATCAGAAGTTGAAGAATCAGAATCAGAATATGAAGAATCAGAATCAGAATCAGAATCTGAAAATAATGAAGACATTATTAATTTTATAAAAAACTCATATACTAAACCAACTGTTGAAGTTAAAGAATCAGAAATTATTGAAGAAAAGGAAACTATAGATTTAGAATATTTACAAGATAATATTGTAAAAAATAAAATTATTAAATATATTAATGAAATTGATGAATATAAAAATATTATTAATAATAATAAAGATAAAAAATATGAATTATTAAACATTCAGTTATTTAATATTATACAACATTCTCATTTAAATTATTTAAGACATGTAGCTGGGAAACCTGGTATTATTCAAGATTACTGTAATACAATTCCAAATTATAATAGTTTATATTATAATTCAGAAATATTACGAACTATTCATAGATAAAGTTTTGAATAATATATTTTTATACCAACGTTGAATAATTTCACTTTTTTTAATAAGTACTAATCGTTTTGCTAATAATGGTCCAGCTTCAACTAGTAATCTATCAGATTGAACACGACTTAAATTATGCCTATACAATTCCATTTTATACTTAAACATATATATAATGTTTAAATAAAAATTAATTTAAAAATTGAGATTCAATAATATTATTTGGATGGTATTTAACACTGGTATAAAACTCAGCAATTTTCCATAATGTTGGTAATTTTCTATTAAATAATATATTTTTATACCAACGTTGAAGTATAATACTATGTTTTCTTTCTAATTTTATTTGTTCTAATCGGCTTAATAATAGCAATGATGATGCTAATAGTCTGTCATTATTACGAGGTGGGTCACAAAATACCACCAAAATTATTAATATTTATTATTATAAATGACTATATGTTTAAATAAAAATTGAATAAAAAAATATAATTATAATACGATGGGTTCATTAACGAATTACAATTTAAATACTGGTCAATCAAATAAAAAAAATAAATGTAAAGAATTTATGACTATATTACAACATATCCTTGTTTTATTATTCTTTATTATGTTTGTAACATATATGATATATGCAATTGGTGGCTATAATAGAAAATAATTTAATTATAAATTCATACTAATAAGTTTATCATTAGTTCTTTTTTTTTATGAAAAAGTTGACATTAGGATTACATCCTTCGCCACAAATTATATCAATAATTTTAGTTAACCTAGGTAAACGTAAATTTTCAGAATATTCCATATTTATCCAAATTAAATCAATTTGTTCATCTTCATCAAAAATACCAAACCCACCATGAAGGACATCATTAAATGCATCTAAATTTCTACCAAATCCTTTAAAATCAGGACAGAATATTTGTTTTACTTCATCACAAAACTCATCTAATGTATTCATTTTCTTACCATCTAATGTAAATACTTTACGTTGTATTTTTGCTACTTTTTTTTCATATACTTTATTAAAAACCATTATTTATATTAATGACTTATCAAAAGTTTAAATAAAAAATATATATTAGAGATATAAAATATATAAAATATATAAAATATAACAATGGATATAATAAAAAAATTATTTGGGGTAATTAACCAAAAAGAAGAAAAAAATGTTATAAAATGGGAAGATATGATACAATTAAGAAATACATATTTTCCAGACGGATTTTATTGTAATATATGTGATAAAAAGACACACAATTGTGGTCATAGACGTCCTTCTGGTGTACCACAAATGGGTGATTTCTTTTAAAATATAGTAAAAAAATTGATTTTTTTATTTTATATAAATAAAATGTTTAGATTAATTCAAAGACGGTTAACTAATAAAGTATTATTTAATAAAAATATAAATAAAAAAAATATAAGATATTTATCAACAAAAAATGTTAATAAAAATTATGATATTGGTAAAAGTATATTACATACAACAGTAGGTATTGGTTTATGTGTACCATTTGGTTATTATTATTATGATATAAATAATTATTGTTTTGGGTATGAGTATTGTAATAATTGTAAAAAGAAAACAGAAAAAAGATATATCCATTGTGATAAATGTGATAATTGTCATAGTTCTTTATTAAATAAAGAATGTGATATATGTGGAGAATGTGTATATAATTATGGTACACATTGTGAAACCTATGGTTGTAATTTACATATTAATAATAATGAATGGGAATACCATTGTAATGCATGTAATGAACATCATGATTTGGAATGGGATAATACAAGACCAATTTGTCCAAATTGTAATAAATGTTTTGATGATAATAAATATAAAAAACATTCAAAAAATTGTATAAAAAAATAATTTTATTTTTTATATATTTTATAACATATATCTAATTGAAATTAAATGAAATATTAATTTCATTGCACGTCTATATCTTTCAATATCATTATTATCATCATGTACCATTGCAGAAATATTCCCAATCATCATATTGACTGATTCGTCCACCAATTCTTTATTTTCAATTGATTTTATAAATGTACTAATTTCTTGTGTATAAAATGTTTCACCGTCAGATCTTTCATAATTATTTATATCTTTTCCATTTTTTATATATTCATATACTAAAATTTTAAATTCGTTAACTTTAACTTCGTCATATGAAAATTTGCCCATAGATATTATATATATATATATATATATATTTAATATAAAAATGGTATAAAAAAATTGAATTTTAAATACTATAAATATATAATAAGTAATATAATGGAACCTACACAAGAAGAATGCAAGAATATATTTACAAAATTGCGAAAATGTACAAGTATATTTAATACAAATATATTATTAAATACGGGATCATATAAAGAAACAGATATATTTGAAAACTTAGCATATAGTACAGAATGTGATAAATATAATAAAGATACTAAATTTTATGATAATTTTATTAAAATAAGACAAACTATTTTTAACCCGGTTGAACATAATTATGGAAAAGCTGTTGAAAATATTAAGAATATTGGGATGGTTTCAAATCATGAGATATTCGAAATTAAAAATGGGTATAAACCAATTGATACACTTAAATTAAATATTGTTCTTAATACTATGAATTTTTGCAATTTCTTCAAAAAAGAGTAATATTAATTATATTTTTTGTTATATTTTTTCATATTCTATATTTGTTCTAATCGAATTACAGTCATTACATTTTAATGACTGTAATCTATTCTTTATATCTTTTACAAAAATTGTATTAACGTTAAAACAATTTTTACATGTTATGTATTTATTAATATATTTTTTAAGTAATGATTCTATATGCAGTGATCTAAAAATACCTTTAATTTTTAATTGATTATTTATATTTATAGACCCAGTTGTACACAATTCTGTAAATATAAATTTTGATACATGGTTCATATCCCTTTTAAGAGTTTTACAAATACATTCAAAATTGATCCATAAAACTGTTTTACTTCCTATTTTAACTATATTTGGAATTTTAATACTATTTATCTTTTTTTCTTCTATAATAATATTATTCTTTTCTTTTTCTTTTATTATTTTTTTTAATAAAAACTCATATGTATATAACTCTTCTACTATAGGTTTTATAACTTTAGTCTTTTTCTTTTTCTTTTTATTATCTAATGAGAATAGTGAAATAATATTTTCATTATCCATGTTTATATATAAAATATATTATATTTTTAAATTTAAATTAATAACAAATTTTATTAATTAACATATTATTTTTTAATTTCATTTAAAAATATAATATTATATAATAATAAAAGGTATAAAAAATTATGATTTCAATAACAACTGCAAACACATCTTTGAGAGTATTACAATTATTGTTTTCACTCATTGCGATGTCATGTAGCACATCAGGGACATATAGTCATTCATTTAATTTCATTCTTATAGCAACATATTCTGGATTTATATATCCAATGTTGTGGCTAGGATGGGTACATGCATTGAAAAAACGAGAACCTCAACGCATTTTTATATTATCTATTGATGCGATATTATCTATCTTTCTATTATCTGGAGGTATAGCTATTGCTGTATCAGATCAAATTAAACATTGTAATTTATATAATAGTAATATATTTGGAAAAAATATTTTAGATTGTGATACTTTACGAACATCTGTAGTATTTAGCTTCTTAGCAATGCTTACATTTATTGCAACATTTGTTATTAAAGCTATGGAATTTAAAACAACTCAGTATGTTATACGTACACCTACACATTCACCTTCAGGTGGTTTTGTACAATAATATGAAAAAAAAAATTGATTTTATTATTTAATAATATATATATATATATATAATCAAAATGGTAAATATTAATAAAGCAATACATTTTTATAAACATTTAAATATAACATTACAAAGTCTTGTAAATAAAGAAGCTAAAATAAAAAATGCCACATTTATTATAAATAAAATATTATATACACGAAAGTATGATAATTATTTACATAACGATGATTTTCCACAAGTGCGAAAATTACTTATTGATGATTTAAAAGAATATAGTAATGAAGATTGGTTTATAAATAATAAATATGACGATTGGAATATATGGTGTGCTGCAAGAGAGTTACGTTCTATTGAAAGAAAAAATGATGTTTGTGATATTTTCAATTTACATTTAAAAAATATATCTAATATAACTAATACAGCATATCTTAAACTTAAAATAAAAGATATTGATCTTAAACTGAAAAAATAAAAAAATAATATATTTTATTTTTATTTTTTTTATTTCCAACCATGTGATAACAACATTCTTCTAAATGCGGTTTGTGATTCTTCGTATGAATATTCTATATTAAGTTTTTTTGGGTCAATTTGTCCTTCACCTTCCAATATAAGAGATTTAATATGAATCATAAGATTTTCAATAGAATATGCTGGAGACCATCCTTGGTTAGTCAATAGCTCCATACATATACTACCACCAAGTGTAATATGCCCAGTACGATATTTAAATATAGGAGAAACAATACGTACGAATGGTGGTTTGATTGGATATTGTGTATCAAATCTTATTTCCATTTCAATGTTTTTAATTTTTAATTTTTTCATATCTTTATACAATTCGCTTTCTTCATCAATTTTAGTAATAAATACTTTCCATAACAACATATTTTCTTCATTAATTTCAAATTGCAATCCAGTAGATTTAGTATCAATTTTTACTGCATTTTTACATTCAACCATAAGTCTTTTGTTTCTCATATTACCATAATATTTTTTTGCTTCTTGTTTTTCTTCTTTTATTGTACTTCCAAATTTTAAATCAATTTGAGTATATAAATCAGGTGTATTATTATTTGATGTGTGCCATAATATATATTTTAATCGTAATTTTTTATCATCATTTACTACAAATATATCATTACGCTTTCTATAAAGTTCTATGTCTCCAATAACTTCAAACACACCAATTACATACCCACTGTTAGGCGTGTTTCCTCTTCTACAATATTGAGCAGATAAACTTGCAGTATTAGATAAATAAACACCTTCTCCATAAACTGCTCCATTAGTCATTCTATCTGTTTTACTGTAATTTTTTAATCCATTCATCATAATAGAATACCAATTTGGATTAATACTTCCATGGAATAAATATGATGATCCTTCTTTTTTTACCTTTTTATTAAACATTGCAACATTATGTGTATAATGATTAACTTCATATACTATTATTGATTCAATTTTAAACATATTGGTATTTTTAAAATCCATTAAATTGGATTTTAATGTAAATTTAAACAATCCATATTTAATTGGTCCATAATTATCAAATATCATTCTATCACTTTTCATTTCAATTATATCATTTAACTCTTTTTTAATATTAATTTTACCAAATATTGTTTTAATATTTAATAGTGTTTCTTCTTCATTAAATTCAAGGAAATAAGGAATTGGTGTATATAATAATTTATATTTTTCACTATTGATTGACCATTTTACTGTAGACAATAAAAATTTTGCTTCATTCATTGATGAATTAACAAAATCAAATATATAATTATCATTTTCGTTAAACATTGTTCTGCTTTTATATTCACAATCATCTTGCCCACATATCGTAGTATTAGTGCCAGTAAATTCTGTAGTGATTCCGCAAATTATACAAACATTCATATTTTTTATTATATTTATAAATTATCATATCTTTAAATCAATTTTAAAAATAGTAATAAAAAAAATAAAATTATATAATTTTTTTAAATTATTATTCTTGATCATATCTCAAACGATAAATATTTAATGCACCTTTTCTTCCAAAACGTTGTGCTCTTCCAACAACTTGGTTTTCCAATGCAGCATCCATTTTATGATATATAATAATATCTGAAGTATTTTCTAAATTTAATCCACTTCCATAGTATCTAGCATTTAGAAATAATACATTAATACTTTCGTTTTTATTATTAGAAGCTCTATAATCTTTTAATATATTATTAATTACATATGTGTTTCCTTTTAATTGTTTACATTTTAAATTTAGTTTTTCTAAAATTGGTAATATATTATCATAAGTATTATCATACTCAGAGAATATAATAATTTTTGAAGTTTTAGACAAAGTATTTGATAACAAATATTCTAAATTTTCATCTTTAGTATGTTCTTCAGGAACGTAAGCCTTAGGTTTACATTCAATTTCTTCTTCTTTTTCTTCTTCTTCTTCTGAATCTTCTGCTAATAGAATTAAACTTTCTTTAGTAATTATTGTTCTACACATAGGACAAGTTGGATTAGTTTTTGTAGTCATATATATTGTAATTGATTCAAAATCAAATACTTGATTACAACATTTAATAATGGTTGGATTTTCAATTTCACACATTGTGATTGGATCCATGTAAGCTTCATTAATACGTTTTTTAATGTTTTCAATCTTTTTTTCAATATTTACAATTTGTTCTTTAATTCTTATAATAGCATCTTTTCTAGATTTTTCTTGTTTATAAGTTTTTTTATAAGTTGAATCTAAATCTATTTTTTTATTTTCAAGATCATCATATAAATTATTTGCAACAATTTTAATTAAATTAGTCTCACCAGCTTTTTCAATTTCCATTGTTTTAATAGCACTTTCAATATCACCAGCACAAATCATTTGTTGTACATTTGGGGATATTAAACTTTCTAAAACATATAATAATTTGTTATTTTTACACATATATTTAATATTAATAGGCTCTGGTAAAGCAAATGATCTTTTTACAAAATCATCACAATTTTTTAAAAATATATATTTTCTATCATAATAACCACCTTTTGGTAAAAGCCCTTTAAATGTTTCTTTAATGAAACCAGTATATTTTACACCAGGGTGGCGTTTATATGAAGATGGTGTATTTATAGTTGCTGGGACATATATACTACTGGTAACTGGTTTTAATAAATTATTAATTGATGATGTTACAAACCAATAAAACCTTGCTTTAATTTGTTTACATGCTGGTATATTAATACTATCAGCTTCATCAATTAAGACTCTTGCAAAACTAAGAGCATTTTTTATACAATATGTCGAAAATTCTTTATATAATGATGAAGAAATTAATACCATTTCTTTATCACCTTTATAATTTTTTAAATCTTTTTTTATTTTCATAAACTCTGCAGTTATTGTTGTATTATTTTCAATATAACCTTTCCATTGTATAAATATATTATGTGGAACCACCAATATACTTATATCTCTATACATATTGGTTTTTGCATCATTATTACCAGTACCATCAATTGTTAATGTATTACTTTGTAAATGAGAAACATTAAATAAAGGATTATATCTTGATATACTATAATATTTATTACAAATTTGTTGTGGTATAATAGTATCGTCAGGGAGTTTATTTGATATAATACTTAACATCACTAGAGATTTACCACTTCCTACAGTATCTCCAATTACCCCCATAGACGTTTGTACAATGTCTCCATTATCTTCATTCACAATCTTACCTTTTTCCAATTCTTGGCATTTTTTTAATAGTTTCAATTGATGTGATTTTAATGTTAATGTTATCTTTTCAGGTTGCTCAGCATTGATAAAATTTTCATAAATCGTTGTTATGGTATTAGTCATATTTATTATTATAATATTTTTATTATTTAATATAGAATATAAAATCAATTTTAAATAAAAAAAATATACATATTAATACATATTATACAATTTTACCGTATTTTTATAAATCTATATAATAATGCAGAAACTACAACTGTAGACAATACTGTACCAACTTTTGCAATATTTGTATATAGTTGTATTTTTTTTAATAATTCTTTTTCTTTCTTTAATAATATATTATTTTCTACCAATGCTGTTAATGCCATAACACATACACCATCTTGTGTTTTATTACCAGCAATAAATCCATTACTGTGACAGAAAGTACAATCTGGTATACCAGCAATTTCACTTAATTCTTCATTAGATAATCCACACCATTTATCTGGTAATTTAACACGTAGTGAAAATCTTCCATTGTTTCCATTAACAGCTTGAACCCTCCATGTTTTACTTGTTATATCTTCATATATTACAAACTTTACTTGTTGTTCAACATTTAACTCTTTTTCTATATTAAATAAATGTGATTTCCATGGGCACCATTTATTTAATATTATAATTTCACCACCGTAATCATTATTCATAGTCATGGCTTCATAAACAATATCTCTTGCATATAACCATGAATCTAAATTTATTATATTATTAATAAATTCTTCAGATGTAATATACATTCCTTTTTGAAATTGTGATATAATTCTATCATCATTTGGTTGTTCTTCATTCCATTGGGGATTTAATTGAGCTATACGACTAGGTAAACTCGTAGATATATTATATTTTAACTTTTCACTACATATTTCAATACCATTGTCATTTGCATCAATATGTTCTATAAAGTTTTTATATAATTTTTTATATATAATATCAAGTTTATCCTCATGTATATTTTCTTCACTTAATTCTTGAATAATATCTTTTCCATAATGTAAATATATTAATCCAGCACTTGATAATTTTGTTTTAAAGAATGGGAATGTCTTACAAAATCCTTTTTGGTGATGATCAAATCTTTTATTTTCTGGAATATATAATCCTCCAACGTCAACTACAATGTCACATTTATTTAAAATATCCATATCTCTTGTTCTTATAATTTTATGCTCTTTAAATTCTGGTAACATTTTTAATAATGATATTGCCAATATCTCATCACAATGAAATGTTCCATTATGTGTTCCAATATGTTTATCATCATCTTTTATCTCAGTTGCAAATTTAACATTATTCATTTTTATTATATTTATATATTATTATACCTTTAATATTCAATTTTAAAATATTGCAAAAAAATTATAAATAATATTTAGTTATATAATAATATAACCAAAAGCACAAACAAAATACAGAGAATAGAGTATTATAAATTTTATAAATTCGTAATTCATTTTTTGTATCTTCACATTCTTTTATTTTATTATTAAGTAAATATAATGTATGATCTTTACTTAATAATTCAACTGTTGCATTTTGTAATTTAATTGTTTTATTATCTATTTCTTTATTTTTGTTTTGTAATTCATTCTCTCTTTTTTGTACTATTTTATTCATTTTTGATAATAATACTTTATTTTTATTTTTATATAAATTTAAAACACATTGCATATGACCCTTGTCAACAACTTTTCGAAATAAAAGTTCTTCTTCTCTATATTTTAGTTCTACATTAGTATTGTATGTATTTTTAATATTATTACGAATAATAATTAATTCATCAATATGTTCTGCACAGAATAACCCTTTATACATAGATATTAACTTTTTATGTTTACGACAACCAACTGCGTCACATAATTTTGCCCCATTTTTATTATATAAATCATTCATAGTATTGTTATATTATTGATATATGTTATATTATTGATATAATTGAATCAATTTTTTATACTAAATATCATTATATAATAATGGTTCTATTTCCACCTTAATTAAATGTTTCAATTGGTTTATATTATTTTTTTTAAATTTTAATTCTTCACTTTCTAATTCTTCAATAATATCTTTTAAATAATCTTCCAGTATTGTTTCATTACTTTCTTGTTTATCGTATTTAGATAGTACATTATTTAATCTAGCTTCTGTTATTTTATTTTTAATATAATCAAAATTTGCTATTAGATTTTTTGGTAGTTTAAGTCCTTCTACAGTTTCTTTAAATTTTTCAGTTTTCATTTTAAATAATACTCTAATATCTTCATTATCTTCATTATCATATCTAACAACAACACCTTCTGCAATATTTATATCTAACTTTGGTAAATTTAATATTTCAGGTATAGTTGAATTAAATGTATAATTGTAATTTTTACATTCTTCTAACGTACCTCTAAATAAACATTTTGTAAACATTATGTTAGATGATTCTAATATACTTTCAGAATGATCAAAACTCATATACTTAATAGTATCATCTTTAAGTGTTAAACTTAAATCAAAAGCTATAAATTCAATATTTGGACTATATGAAATACCAGGTTGAACTCTTTTGTAATTATTTTCCATTTTAGGATATTCTCCTCCAAATATTTCACCTGCAATAGTTATATATTTTGCATCTTGTAAATGTGGGTTTATTCCTATTAATAAATCACGTGATCCATCTAGTAATTTTTTTTTTAAACCACTGGTAATTAGAAAATTGAAATCATTATCAAAACTTAATACGTTTTTTCTAGAAGCAAAATCTATTTTACCTGATTCAACATGTATAATAATATCTAAATGTGCACCGTGTATTTTTTCAGTAACTATAAATTCATCTCTTTTTATATTGTTATTTATAAACTTGTAATTAATTCTATTTTTTATTTTATCATATGGTATAAATTCAAACATTTATTATTATATAATATTATATTTTTAATTTAAAATATAAAATTTTTTCTTATCCATAATATATAACAATAATGGATAATAAGAAAAATAAGAAAAATACAACTAAATGGTTAATTATTTTGGCAATAATAATATTTTTTATAGTAGGAACAATATGGAGTATTGCATATTTTTTACAAACTAAAAAAGTGGAAGAAATTTTATGGTTAGATAAGGATAATGATATTTCAAACTTTTGGAAAAATATATATGATGAATATATTAATGAATTTAATTCAAAATATGAAAAAATACCAAATTTAAATGAAATAGGAATATATGAAAACGAATGGGTTTTTCTTAATAATGATAATAAAATTCAAACTTATTATCAAACAGGTATTGCATTTAATAATTGGGACATAAATTGTAATTCAAAAAAATATTATTGTAGTATGAAAGATTCAAAAGAATGTGTAAAACATCAATTGGAAATGGTATTTGAAGCATTTAATTCTAATAATAAACGCCATTTAAAAGCACCAAAAAAATAAAATGATTACAACCTCATATTTCTAATTTGAAATTTTCAATTTGTTCAATTTGTTTTTTAATTTTATAATAAGTAATATAATCTAATATTAATGCATATGAAGGATCTATACTTCTTCTAGTCAAATCTAGTGCTCTTAATTCTGCATTTTTACCTCTATTATTTATAGCTGACAAATCAGCACCACTTTCTAATAAAAATTTAAAAATATCAAAATCACCTTGTTGTGCATATTTAATTAATGGTGTATCACCAAGATTATCTTTTATATTAATATTTGCTCCTTTTTTTATTAAAAATTCAACCCATTTTATATTATCACACCAAAATAAACAAGTCATACCATCCGGTGATTGAAAATTAATATCAGCACCATTTTCTAATAATTCTTCAAATTCTTTAATATTTTGTTCATTAAATTTTGAGAATATAAATTTCATTAAAGGTGTAAAATAATATAAAGTATCATTCTTTTTAGTTTTACTAATTTTATAGTTATTAGGATAAGTTCCACCTTCAGTAGGTTCTGCTTCTTTTTTAAAAAAATTACTAAACATTATATATAATATATAATATATAATGTTTTTAATATTTAAAATAAATTTGATTTTAAAAATAATACTTATATATATATTAAATCAATTAATAAAGACATGGGAAATACTAACAAATCAATTAATAAAGACAACGTTGACGTCAAATGTGTTAAATGTAAAAAAAATATTGATGTATATAAGATATTTAATTATTGTAATATTTGTGATAATGCAATTTCATATAAAGTATATTTAGATTTCTATTATAAATTATCACATAAAGAAAATTGTATAAAGGGTATATGTTGTGATGATTGTGATAAATGCGGATGTATAAAACAATTCAAATTATCTATACCATTTTGTAATAATCATCAGCCCAACACTTATATCACGAGGATGAATATAAATGATAGTCAACCATCAGCCCCTGACTATAGTCCTATTTTTGAACCACAAAAGTTATATATGGATAATTTAAAAGAAAATTGTTTAATTTGTCTTACAAATAAAAGATCAACAATGAATTATCCATGCATGTGTATAACTACATGTAGTGATTGTAATAATAATAAATGTGAAATTTGTTATAAAACAATAGAAAAATATTTATTATGCTAAAAAAAATATAAAATTAATTTACAATCTCTATATCATCAGGAGTTATAAATTCTGATAAAATTTCATTATCTGGCAATTCAGATAAATAATATTTCAATAATTTATATATAAATGTAGCTGGGGTTATTTTTAAATCTGGTATTTTTTTTACAATTTCTTCAGGTATATTTCGATTAAAGAATTTATTATATATTAGATTCATTTGATAATGATTACATGCTTCCAAATGTATTTTAACATCAAATCTACCATCTCTGACAAACGCAGGATCTAAAATTTCAATATTATTTGTAGTTATAATAAACATACTACCATCTGCTGTTAGTGTTCCCTGTAGTAAATTTAATATACATTCTAACGTTAACTCGTTTTCATTATCAGTAGTTTCCCTTTTATGTACAATATTTGACATTATATCAATATCTTCCATTACTAATATTCCATTTTTACTTATTTCTTTATTAATATATGAAAATACCATTTTTAATTCAGAGTTATTTTTAATTTCACTTAGATTTAAATAATATATATCTCGTTGTAAATATGAAGATATAGCCATTATGCTAGCACTCTTACCAGTTCCTGGTTCACCATATAGTAATGCTCCAAATTTATAAGGCAGTCCAAGAGTTTTATACATTTCGTTTTTATTTTTAAAATTTCCCAATATAGAAGTTAAATTCAAACTATCCTTTTCCTTTAAATATAGTGTTGAAAAATCTTTATAAATAGTATTAACTAAATTAGTTTGAATAGATTTCTTAATTTCGGTTACTTCTGGTTCACCAGGATCTACCCATGTTGTTTTATCATGTTCATTTGTAATAGTCTTTGGTGGAATGCATCTTTTAATAATAATATTTTCTAATTTTATATTAATATCATAAATACTAATATTATTACCATCTTTAATAATATTACAGTATGAATTTACAGTATTAATAAATAATTGAAATTCATCAACTAAATTAATAGATAAATCTTCAGATTGTAATGTAATTTGATTATTTATATTAGAAGTTGCTTCGTTATTTAACTGAGCATCAACCCATTTTCTAACTTCTTTAGATTGTGAAAATTCTGGAATAGAAACATGTGTATCGATATAGTAATTACAGTTATTTAAAAACTTCGTTAATTTAATTTTTTTACCAAATAGAGTGAATTCACTCTTCGTAAATAAAGAATAATTATTATCTAATTCTAAAATATAATAAATACTGTGACTATATTTAGTTGCTTCCTTTCTATTAGAGAACAATATAACAAATAATTCATTTCCGTTTAATTCTCCAAATATAGGTCTTAAATTTGTGGAACAAAATCTATGAGTATTATAATTGAAACTACGACATCCTAACCATTCCTTTGCTTCTTTAACAAATTGTGGAAAGGGTACATAATCGAAGTATGAATTTACATTTGAATTAATATTATTAATTTCTACAATTTTAGAATTTTTTAAATTGTTATTATTATCAAAGGTATAATTAATAGTTGTATTAAAATTAATTTTTAATTCATTATTACTAATTTGTAATTTATTATATTCTTTATTAATTTCATATTCATCTTTATTAATCTGTTTAATATCTTTTATTTCTTCATTATATGAAACATTATCTTTATTTTTTTGTATAAAATTATATAAATTATCGTAAAATATATTAGTTGGAGAAAATTCAATATTTTGTATATTTATAGGTTCTATAATATAAGGAATTGAATTTTCTATCTTTTTAGTAAAATACTTATTTTTTAAATAATAATATTGTTGATAACTTGTATTTTTAATTTTATCAATCATCTTTTGCATTAACTCAATTATAATTTTCTTAATAGATTCTGCTCCAAATAGAATAATCAACATAAACATATTTTTTACATTTATTTTTTTTGATAAATTTTCAATAGCATTAACTATTTTTATTTGAACCAATTGGTCAAAATATGTCAATGGATTTAAATTGTTATTCATTGATTGAATGTTCAAATTTCCAGTAGATGTTTCCATGTTTTTGTTATACTTTTGTATTAAAATAAATCAATTTTAAAATAAAAAAATTGATTTATTAATGGATATAACTATAATATAACTATAACATATGAATTCAGACCTAAACTTGATTATTGTTGCAATTGGAAATGAATTACAAACTCGTTTTCAATTCTCACATTCAACTTTTCAAGCTGTAAATATTGTGATTACACAATTGGTTACATTAATAATTACTTATTATAATATTGATATAATTACAAATGTATTAACTATTATAATGGGACATTTATATTATTATAGATTTATTGTTTTATTCTGTATAATGATGGTTACATTGTATAAGTTTCATTATAATCTATATAAAATTAAAGAATATATCATAAATTATAGAGATAATTATAATACACTTAATAACGGTGATATATCATATATAATTAAATTACAATCTCAATCTGATATTGATCTTATAATTAAATATATGAAACAAAAATTTGAATTTTTCGACACAATGGTTTCATATGATAATATTAATTATGGTACTAAAACAACTAAATTTTATAAAAATAAAATTTACTTTGAAGATACATTATTTGAAGTATCTGGATATATTTTAATGAAAACTGAAGAAAAAACTAAAAAATTAGAAACAGAACACAATTGGATTAAAAAAGATGGTAAATATATGTGCAAATCTTGTGATTTAAATTTAAATAGATATAATTCTTGTGATAATTGTGGTTTAGAATATTCTGATGACATTAAGGCTAGTAGTCAAAAACAAACACCCTCATATTTATTTAATATTTATTTACATATAGAAAATCAAAAAGATAATAAAAAATCTTATTTAGATAATATTAATGAGTTTTTAAGTAATCAAAATAAATATATCCCAGGAGTTGAATTAATTTATTATAAAGATTTTCAAAAAAGTTATATATGTTATACATATTATGATGTTAATACTGAAACAGAATGGGAAAAAGATGTTTTACAATTAAAAGATAGTTATTTCTCACAAAATAAAAATTTATTATTTAACATTATTGATATACATAACAATGATAGACAAAATATGTATTATAATAATTTATTACTTCATGGTGAACCAGGTACTGGAAAATCGACTATGATTTATAGATTTGGAACTATATTAAAAAAACGAATATTTTGTATTGATTTAACATTATATTTTAATAGAAAAGTAGAATTATATAAATTATTTTATGGACAAGATAACGGTGATTATGTTGAGAAAGATAATAATACTATATTTGTATTAGAAGAATTTGATCAAACTATTGATAAATTAATCAAATTAGAAGAATTATATAAACAAAAACAAAAACATAGTGCAAACAAAATGAACAGTTATCGAACCAATATGGCACGTGCATATAGTTATGGTGCGTGGAATAATTATGGAATGGATTCCGATGATGATAATAAAAGATCTAAAAAATATAAAAGATCTAAAAAATCTAAAAAATCAGATTCAGATTCTGAAAAAGAAAAACCAAAAGAAAAAGAAGATGATTATTCTCTAAATGGATATCTTAAACAAACATCTGATGAAGATTCTAATATTTTAGTAGTTGGTGATTTATTAGAATTATTCCAAGGTCCAGTACCAATCAAAGGTCGTATGATAATTGCTACAAGTAATAATTATGAAAAAATGAGAGAAATATTACCAGCATTGTTTAGACCAGGTAGGTTAACTCCTATTTACTTTGATTATATTGATTGGAATTCATTCGTTGAATTATGTAATTATTATTTTAATAAAGGTCCCAAATGTGAGTCATTTAAAATAAATTTGGCAACGTCACATTTAATCGAACTTGCAATTTCATATAAAATCGATTCTAATATTGAATCATATATTGAAAAAATTAAAGAAATAATAAATGAAAAAAAATTAAGTGAAACACTTAAAGGAACTGAAATTATTAATTAATGTTTTATATTTTTTATATTTATTTTGGAAATATCCCAACACGTATTGCCTCCCCAATCGGTAATCTTAGCTTATTTGGCTCAAAGGGATTTTCTTTATTATCAATTGAATTTGCGTATAATAAACATTCATTAATAATTTTTAAATCAATATTCTTTCCTTCGTATAATATAATTACTTCGATTATATTACTATAACAATATGGTGTTATTTTAATGGTTAAATATGGATATACCAGTGCTAATAGTGTTGGGTGCCAATTATTTTCAGTATTAATACTATGTATTATATTATCATTTTTAAGAAAAACACATTTATAATTAAGTTCATTTTCTTTTATTTTTTCTATAAAAGATTCTAATTTATATTCTTGTATCAAACCTGTTATATATTCATCTTCATATTGACAAATTATTAATCCATTTTTATTTAATTCAAATATATCATTATTCAAAGATTCTTGTTTATTGTTTATCATCCATGGGGATTCAATTTTACCTTTTAATATATCAATATTAATATTAATTAAATCTTTAAATGATGCAACATCTTCCAGTCTCATATTATTATTTATATTTTATTTATTTAATATTTAATATCAATTTTTTATATAACAACATCACGTTGTCTTCCTGGATAATTGAAAATTTTATTTTCACTGTCTTTAAACATATTTAGTTTTATTATAAATTCTTCATAATTTCCAGTTGTATAAAATATATGAAAATATTGTTTCTGTAATTCTCTGGTTTGGTTAAAGTAATTTAGAAGGTCTTTAACTTCTTGGTCTTTATCTGTTCTTTTCATTTTTACCAAACAACTATATAAACGTGTATAACCTTCTGAAACATTTCTATCAAAAACCATACTATTTTATATATAGTATATATTTTTATATTTAATATCAATTTTTTTAAAAAGAAAAAAAATTAATTATATCATTTATTAATTATTAAATTGAACACTTTGAACTAAATCTTTGAACTAAATCTGTTATATTTTGATCATCCTCTTTCTTCTTTCTTTTTGGTTTATTTAAATTAATATTTGACATTAAATCATTAATATTATCTTCAATTTCTATTATTTTTATTACTTCATTAACTGTTATATTTTTTAATTTTGATTTCATATTTCCACTTTTAACCTCATTTAACATTTTCATTTTCTCTTTATTTTTTTGTAACAATGCCTTTTCCATGCCTGTATTAGCCATAAAATAATATACATCAATTTCTTTAGATAGTTGTCCGGGTCTGAATATTCTTGCAATAGCTTGATTAATTTTACCAATATTCCAATATAAATCTAAGAGTAACATAGTCTTACAAGATTGTAAATTTAAACCCTCTGCACCAATTGCGTATGTTAGTAATAATATATCATTTGTACTATTGTTGAATGTTTCTATTAATTCACCTCGTGTCTCTGTACTTAAAGTTGATGTTAAAATTAATACATTTCTATTTTGGGGTAAATATGATTTAAATAAATCAATAATTGTTCTAAAATTTGTAAATATAATAACTTTCTCATGTTTATAATTATTAATAACTTTTAATGCTTCTGTAATTCTAGTAGATTTTACAGAATTTGCATCATTTAACCAGTTTTCAATATCTAGTTCATTGATTTTATCTACAATAAATCTTGATAATTGAGATGTATTTGTTATATCACATGTATCTACAATAGCATTTGCTATTGGTAAAATAGGTGATACAACACTTTGTCTTAAATATGTAATCATTGCTAATAAATAACTACTAAATTTTCGGAAATTATCATTATCTCCGATAGATCTATAATATTTCATTTGATCTGCAATCACTCCCATTATTTCTTTCATTGATATATATAACAATGCTTCTTCTCTAGATAATACATGATTTATAATTACTTCATTAATAATTGGTTTTACAAAGTTTTTATTAGTTTCTCTCATAACCATTGTATTTGTATAACCTTTATATTTACCATATTTAATAAAAGTTTCAGCTTCTGAAACACTGTTGGGAAATTTTTTATTATGTATTAATAAATAATATCCTAATATTCTTTCAACCTTTGGTTCATCAAATATTGTTCCACTCATTACCCATCTATGTGTTGCACTTAGTGCAATTATACTTTTACATAAGTTTGATGTAATATTTGTATATTTATGAACTTCATCTACAATTATACAACCCCATTGAGTTGAATATAATAATTCACCACCAGTCTTAATTGTCAACATTGGCATACTTGGGATAAGATATTCAATAACTGTACGTTGATTAAACATCCCTCTGTTTAATGTTTTATATTTTATAAGATCTGATTGAATATTTCTTTTTTTATAATATTTTGATGTTACTTGTGGTGTAGTAATTATTAACCCAATACCTGGTGGTAATACATACTCTTCTATTTTTTTGATATTATCATTGTGAAATATTACATATTTTAACTTGTCTCCAAAAAACTTGTTAATTTCATATATCCAATTACTTATTAATGTTTTAGGTACTATAATTAATGCTGGTTTGCCAGTTTCCTTATAATACTCCAACCCAAGTGTTAAACCCAAAATCGTCTTACCATATCCCATTTCCAGAGATAATCCACCGCTTTTCATAGTTATACATTCTTTTATAATTTCTTTTTGATCTTTATTTAATACATCATTTGCTATTTTTATACAGTCCATTATTATTTTTTTTATACTATTTGATATTTAAAATTGAATTTATATATATAGATAATTATAATATATTTAAATTAATATTCAATTTTTAAAAACATGGATATTAACAAAATTTGTATAATTTGCTGTGCTGATATCGAAACACAATTTGTAAAGTGTATTGATCCATATTGTAATGTAATATACTGTAATGATTGTTATAAATTTTTATTACAATTTTCATTTAATGAAAATAGTTTACCAAAGTGTTCAAGTCCTAAATGTAAGTCAGAATTTTACTATTCTAATATTATTAATTTAAATGATGATGGATTAAAATTAGATTATATGAATACTTTATTAAAAGTATTAAATGATACTAATACTAATAAATTGGATGAAATAGATGTAAAAAATCAAATTAAAGATAATATTTTAATTGAAAGAAAAAAGTATATTAATAAATTTCATGTAGCTATACAAACTGTTATTGATTTAGCTTTATTTAAAAAATTAAAAAAAATTAATAAAAATAATAAAAAATTAATAGATATTAATATTACTAACTCTAGTATAAAATGTTTTAATATACTTTGTAACGGTATTTTAAACGATGATTATATATGTATACTATGTAAAACATTATATTGTAAAAAATGTGAATGTGATATAGATCCAAATGGTAAAATACATAGTTGTAATAAAGATGACGTAGAAAGTGTACAACTATTGTTAAATACTACTAAATGCCCAATGTGTCTTATACCAGTTGAAAAAATATATACAACAGATTGTAATAATATTACTTGTCCAAATTGTAAAACCAATTTTTGTTATAGAACTGGTAAAATTACAATAGATGGTAATCATGATAATTTAACATTGGATATTAATTTAGAAAATAAGTTACCAAGTAATTTATATAAAGATCAGTATAATAGAGATATTATACAATTAATTAAAGAAATTGAAAATAAAAAACCAAAAGATGTTATTGATACACCTTTAATAAAATTATTAAAAAAACATAATAATGAAATGGTTGAAGATGATAAAGTTAAATTAATGAAAAAAATTTCTAAATTGTATGAAAAAAATCATTATAATAGAATGAAATTAACTAATTATTATAAAATTATAAGTTCATTGGATAAATACCATAAAACTAAAAAAATCAATATAGAATTATTAACTAAACTTTTAAACTTGTTATAAATTTTATATTTTTTTTATTTAAATATATAAATAATAATATATTATAAATGAGTCTTGCTCTAGTTGAAAATAGTGTTATAAATATAGAAAGATTAGATAACAATACATTAACACACAATGGTTTAGAATATGAAATACATATAGATGTTGGTGAAGTTATAATAAATGGTGATAAGTTTACTTTTTCATTAGAAAGTAATAATATACATATAAATGGTATGTGTTACCATTTTGACGGTTATATATTTAATATATTTAATAATTTTGTAAAATGTAGAGGTTCTATGTATCCTATAACAGAATTTCTTATAAATACAAATAGAGAAGGTAGAATACATATAAATAATAATATACATTATTTAACTATTGTAGATAATGTATTAACTGTTGGTGAAACTCGTGTGTATATTCCAGCGGAAAATAATGTTATAAGACAATATAATGTTATACAAAATGTTGAAGAAGAACATCATATATTACAACATAACGCAAGGTTAGAACATATAAGACAATTTAATTTGAGAAATAATATAATAAATGGTATAGACCCTAATAGAACTCCTGATATGGTACAACGTGATCATATGGCACGGTTGGCAAATGATAACCAAAATGTACATGATACATTTATTCTAAATGAATTAAAAAAAATATTAAATAAATTACAACAAAAAACAAAAATTACTAAAACTATGAACCAATCATTGAAAGAAATAGAAAATTATATGAATAATAAAGCAAACAATACTATTATATCAAAAATAACACAATGGTTTGTACCACGTCGTTTAACCAAAATAAACATTATATTAAATTATATAAAAACTTCTAATGGGTATATAGGTACTTTTGGAATGCGAGAATTAGAAGTATTACATATTATTTGGAATGCTATTTATGATAATGAAGATTTAAAACACATATTATATACAAATATGTTAGATATGAGTAATTTTGGAATGATGGTATGTTTAACTGGTAGAGTAACCAGAATGCTTGACATATTTAGTGGAATTATTGAAGAATATACATTTGAAACTAAAAATGTAAGAGAAGAAATGATGAACAAATGTGCAAAAATTAGAACTGATCTTAATATAGATGATGAAGAAAAATTAAAAGAAGAAATTAAAAAAGTATTACATAAAGATTATGTAGAATCTAACATAATGACAATTGACGATTTTAACACAGAAATTAACGAATGGATTGACTATATTTAAAAATTGATTGAAAAATTATTATAAATATATGGGTAATTGTAAATCAACAAATACTGTAGTATTAAAACAATATAATGTCATACAAGATGTTGACAATAGAATTATTGATCAAGAAATAAATATTGCAAGTATTACAGAGGACTATGAAAATGTACAGAATCTGTATATTGTAAACCAAATGAAAAAAATATTAAATAAAATACAACATAATACAATTATTACTAAATCTATGGAACAATCGTTGAAAGAAATTAATATATATTTTAAGAAAAAAGAAAATTATATATATCGTTTATCTTTGATACGTAATATATATAATTATATAAAAATCAATAATTGTTGGTGTGGTGTATTTCAAATGAAAGAATTAGAAATATTGCATCTTATTTGGAATGCTATTTATGATAATGAAAATTTAAAACATATATTATATACAAATATGTTAAGTATGTATAAATACCACTTTAAAGGTGATATTTATGTAGTATGTCCACATGGTCGAGCAACTAGAATGATTGATATATTTAGTGGAATTATAGATGAATATACAATTAAAAAAAACAGTATAAGAAAAGAAATGATGAACAAATGTGTAAAAATAAGAAATGATCTTAATATATATGATGAAGAAAAATTAAAAAAACAAATAAAAAAAGTATTACATAAAGATTATGTAAAATCTAACATATTGTCAATTGATGAATTTAATACAGAAATTAATCAATGGATTGAATGTATTTAAATTATTATATTTTTTTTATAATTTAAATATATAATATTATATTATATATTTAATAAATATGGCCACTTTAGTTGAAAATAGTATTGCAAATATTATAAATGTAGATAAAAATAAGATGAACCATAATGGGTTAGATTATGAATTAAATATAGATTCTGGTACAATTGTAATAAATGATGAAACATTTCCTTTTTCATTAGAAAGTAATAATATTCATATAAATGGTATGTGTTATCATTTTGACGGTTATATGTTTAATATATGTAATAATTTAGTAAAGGCTAGAGGTTCTGTATATCATATAGATACATTTCTTATAAATACAGCTAGAGGTGGTAGAATAAGAATTGGTGGTCAATATCATTATTTTTCTATTGTAAATAATGTATTGACCGTAGGAGAAACTCGTGTTTATAATGCAGCTGAAAATAACAATTTAAGACAATATAATATAAGGCAAAATGTTCGTGAACATGTTTTTAACCCAGATGCAAATGTTGTAAATATCGCAACAGATTCACAAAATGTACACAATTCAATTATTTTAAATAGATTAAAAATAATATTAAACAAAATACAAGAAAATACTAAAATTACAAAAACTATGAACCAATCATTAAAAGAAATTAGAGCATATTTTTTAAAAATTTCATTAACAGGGTTTAGAAATTTAAATTCTATATTAAATGAGATACAGAATTCCAATGGATATATAATGTCTTTTGGTATGAAAGAATTAGAAGTATTACATATTATTTGGAATGCGATTTATGACAATAATGATTTAAAACATATATTATATACAAATATGTTAGGAATGCGAGAAAGGGGAAACCTAGTATGTTTGACTGGTAGAGTTACAAGAATGATTGATATATTTAGTGGAATAATTGATGAATACACATTTAAAGATAAAAACATAAGAGAAGAAATGATGAACAAATGTGCAAAAATTAGAACTGATCTTAATATAGATGACGAAGAAAAATTAAAAGAAGAAATCAAAAAGGTATTATATAAAGATTATGTAGAGTCAAAGATAATGACAATTGATGCATTTAACACAGAGGTAAACGAATGGATTGACTATATTTAAGTTTATAGTATTAAAAAAAATAAAATTATATAAATATTCACCAAAAACACCCTTGAATAACATTCAATGTATTATCATTATATTTTTTTGTATCTTTTTTTACTTCTTTCTTGACTTCTTTTTTTACTTCTTTCTTATTTTTAAAATATTCATGTGTTTTAATAATAAGAATTGCATTCATTTTTAAGTAGTTGATATATAATTATACATTAAAAATATTCAATTTTTTTTATAATAAAAATTGAATATATAATATCTATTATAATATATACACGATGTGTTTAAACTTAAAAACAAATTGTATTAACAATAGATCAATTTTATCAAAATTAATAACTACCAAAACCCATTGTAATATCTGTGATAAATGTGTACATAAATCATTTATACATTGTATGCATTGTGGAAAATGTTTATATAAAGATTTTTATAAAAAACACTATATATATTGTTCATCTCAAGGAAAACCAATTAATAAATCTAATAGAAGGTATACTGTATAAATATAATTTAATTATAAATGTTCATCTAATTCATTTTCTAACTGTTTTAGATATAAATTAACTTCATCTTCTAAATCTAATATATTATTATTATAATCTTTTTTGCATTTACTTAATAATTTATTTTTTTGCAACATTGATAAATTATTTGTTTTATGACATTTATCTATATTTTTTAAATATTGTTTTTCTAATGTATCCATTTCTATATCAAAATAATCTTTAGTTTTTAAATATTTTAAATTAATTAATATTATTTCATCATTATGGGTAACACTATTTAATTTTGTTTCAAGACTTTTAAAATTAACAATATCGGGTAATACATATATTAAATATAATACTACTATACATAAAAAAGCTATAGTACCTAGTAATACTTTCATTTTATATTATTTTTTAATATATATATATATATATATATTATAAAAAAATTATAAAATGAAAAACAAATTTATAGATGAATTATATTCTAATAATATTACCAATCAAACTATTATTAATTTTCTAATTGGGTATTTTATTTTATATATACTAATATTTCCATTCCGAGAATGGTTAGAAAGTAATAATTATATACCATCATTTGTAAAGACACAATACTTTTGTTTTAGCCACTGTAGTATAGATAATAAAACATGTAATAAAATGTGTAAACTAAAAGATGAATCATATTTCAATAGACCAGTTAAAGACTTTGATAAATGTATATTTAATATGTGGGAATTAGCTCACATATTATTCCATGTAAATATTGGTTATTATCTTAATATTTACTGGTCATTAGCATGTAATGTATTGTTTGAAATTTTTGAACATTATCATTATGATTGCGGTAGTGTTATGGATTTATTCTATAATCAATTGGGCTTTACAATAGGATATTCATTGAGATATATTGTATAATATATATAATATTTTTAATAAATTTAAATTATTATATTATATATTTATATATAATAATAGTATGAAAATTATTATACCAATAATAATAATTATATTAATAATTATTATTATTATTAATTGTAATTGTAATAATAATAATAATAATATTAATAATAATAATAATAATAATAATATTAATAACAATGAAAATAATAATTATAATTTACAAAATATACAACAAAAAGATGTAAATACGTTATACAAGTTGATGTCTATCTTTTCATATAATTTAGATAAAAATAATATAGATTATATAATAGATGCTGGTACACTTTTAGGTTCTATACGCCATGGAGGATTAATTCCATGGGATGATGATATAGATATTATGATAATTGGAAAGAATATAGATGAAATAGATTTAATGTTACATAAAATACTAAAAGGAGAATCTAATATTATAATTAAACGATCTTCAAGAAATAACTTAATAAAGTTATTTTTAAATGGTAATTATAATGTATGGGTTGATGTTTTTCCATCAATATTAAATGCTTCTGGTGATAAATATTATTTATTACCACCATGGGAAAAGAATTGGATATCTAAAAATGAATTATATCCAATAAAAAAATATAAGTTTGGTCCATTATTATTATCTGGTCCAAATGATTCTAAATCATATTTAAATAGAAAATTTCCATTTTGGAATATATTTATAAGTAAATATAGACATGATAAAAACAATGATGATAAAAATGTATTATTTAAAACAATAAACTGGATAACTAATATTCATATTATTTATAATAACGTACAACCATGTGCTTTACCAGAGTATTAAATTATTTAAAATAATTAATATTTTTTTGTTTTAAAAATTCATATACTCTTTTATATGCATTTATATGTCCACCAACATTTATATTATGTAATGCATCATCTTCAAATCCATATTGTATGATTTTTTTACATTCTTCTTCAAAATTCCACCATGTATTTGCATCAACTGTATCTGTATGTATTTTAAAACTTTTAATATTATTCATTAAATAAAAATTACTTAATATCATATCATCACATGTTAAATTTTGTTTATATTCCATTATAATACTATTATAATCTTCTATTGAATGTTTTATATTATTCAATATTTTTCCTGTTATACATACGCTTAAACACCCTTCTGTCACTTCTATATGAGTTCTATTTTTATACCAAATCTCTCTCAATTCTAAATTTAATATATAATCATTATTAATATAATTAAAACCAGAATAACAATATATATTGTTATCATCTTCTTGTAAAAAATCAATATATCCTTCTATAACATTTGGTAACCATAAATGATCATCGTCACAATATATATATATATTATTAATTTCACTTTCTAACATTGTTGGTAATATTTTCATTATTGGTCCTAAATCTTCTTCATATTCAAATATTTTTATTTTTTTATTATTTTTAATAAAATCTGGAATTATATATGGGGTATTTGTTCTTTTAAAAAATTTAGGAATATTTATTCTAATGTATGAGGGTTCAACTGATTGATTTAATATAGAATTAATTACAGGCTCCATCAATAATATTCTCTTGGGTGAAGTAGTTAAAGATATTATTATTTCCATTATAATTTTATATTTTAATTATTTATTAAGATATATATAATATATTATTTTTTTTTAAAAAGTTATATACCTTTTTATAAGATTTTATATGTCCTGACCCTTCATTAATATTTTGTAATGCATCATCTTCTAGTCCATATTCTAATTCTTTACTAGTATCCTTCCACCATATTTTATTACTCATATGTTCAGTTTTTATTTTTATTATATTTATATTATTCATTAAATAAAAATTACCTAATATTATATCATCACATGTTAAACTTTCAGTATATTGTGTTGTTTTATTGTAATATGGTTGTATATTTTGTTTTAATTTGTTTGATATTTTTCCAGTCATACATACACTTAAATATCCCTCTGGTATATCTACTTTAGTTTTATTCTTATACCAAATCTCTCTTAATTCTAATTTTTCTATATATTCATTATTGATAAAATTAAAACCAGAATAACAATATATATTTGTGTCATCATCTTTTAAAAAATTCATATATCCTTCTATAGTTCTTGGTAACCATAATATATCATCATCACAATATATATATATATTATTAATTTTACTTTCTAATATTGTTGGTAATATTTTCATTATTGGTCCCAAATCATTTTCATATTTATATATTTTTATTTTATTATTATTGTTAATAAAATCTGGTATTATATATTTTTTATTTGTTCTATTAAATACTTTTGGTATATTTATTCTAATATATGTTGGTTTAATTGATTGGTTTAATATTGAATTTATTACTGGTTCCATTAATAAAATTCTTTTTGGTGAAGTTGTTAATGATACAATTATTTCCATATTTGTATAATTTATTTATATATATATATATATAAATTATAATATTATTATTAAAATATAAAAATTTTTATATTTTAAATATGAATTGGGATTTTTTAGATAATAATTGCGAAATATGGTGTATTAATTTAAAATACAGAACAGATAGATACGAACATGCAATACAACAATTTAAAAATATAAATATATTAGATAAAGTTAATTTTTACCATCCAGAAAAAAGTAATCATAAAATAACGCAAAAGGGGTGTTGGGATTCACATAAATATTGTATGAAAAAAGCATTAGATAATAATAAAAATATATTAATTTTTGAGGATGATGTATTATTTGATAATAATATTATCAAACAGTATGAAAATATTAAGAAATTTTACAAAAAAGACAATTGGGATATATTAAGACTTGGATATATAGCATTTCAATATGATAAACAAATTGAAATTAATTTATGGGAAGGTAAATTTATAGCATGTCATGCATATTTTATAAGTAATGAATATATTAATAAATGTATAAATAATAAATATTTTGATGCAGAATTATATAAATTTCCAGGTATTGATGATTATTATAGAATTGAATCTAATAATGATTATTGTATTATTCCACAAATAGCTTGGCAATATAATTCAAAATCTGATAATAAATGGTTATCTTTAAATTTTGGTCAAGATATATTTGAAAATAAATATTTATTTAGTTTTAATCAAAAAACAATAAATATAATAAGTTGGTATTTAAGATATTTTCCAAATTTTATAAAAATATTAAATCCTTACAATATTATGTTTTTTATAAGTGATTATATAAATTTAGTTTATGATAATATTAAAAATAAATTTATATAATATTACCTCATTGATATACCTATAGATGCACCAATAAGATTATAAAATATATCAAAATAACTTGCACATCCCCAAACTTTATGTTCATAAATTTCAAATGGAATTCCTATTAATAGTGAATAATAAATATTAAAATAATATCCTATATAGAAATGTAACAGAATATGTGATAATTCCCATATATTAAATGCACATAAATTATTATTATCTAAAATATCTTGTAAATAATAATGTCTTCCCCTTACTGTTTCAAACGTTTTATTACAATTTTTAGAATTACATTTTAAAAAACAATGTTGTTGAAATATATCTAATTTTTTTCCATACTTATGTGATGATATAAATTCATTTATAAATATAAAAATTATATATAATAATATTATTAATATTAATATAAGTATATATATATTATTATATTTAATATGAGAAAATGATGTGGCCTTATTTATAAAATTTATTAATGTCATTGAAACCTAATATATTATATAAAATATATTATTATAAATTTTATATAATATCTAACTATTTTGTAATATCTAACTATTTTGTAATACTTAACTATTAATAATATCCATTAATATATTATTTAAATTATTATATTCTGTTATTCTTTTGAAATATATATTATTCTTTTTTGCAAATTTGTAATCATCTTCGCTATCACCTATCATAATTATATTTAAATCTTCGTCATACTCTATCTCTAATGTCTGTTTTCCAATTAATTTAAATTCTATATCTTTAAACTGTATATCCTCTTTTATTAATTTTTTAAATTTTCCTATAAATGGTATTTTTATGTCTTTATCATATCCTAATTCTAATGAAGATTCGTATATATCATCCTCTATTATATTTATAACTTTATATTCTAATATAAAGTTATATAAATCATAGTTTATTATAGGATACTTTAATAAATAAAATAAATTATCTCTTATAAAATATCCATTTTTATATTCAATATTAGTTATTATATATTTCTTATGTATTGTTATTAATTCATCAAAATATATATTATTATCTTTTAAATATTTAGATAATTCTTCATAATTAACTATCGAATTTGTTATCAATTTTATCTTTGAATGATTTTTTAATAATTGTAATTTTTTGGATATTCCTTCGTATGGTAATGATTTATAATCTTTCCTTATGGTCTTGTCTATATCTAAATATATTATATCATATGAACTATACCCATTTATTTTTTTTATTATATATAATACTTTATTCATAATCTCTTTAGTACTTAATGTTATACGTAATCCACTCTTCTTTAAATCATTGGATTTATCCCTTATTAGTATACCATTATTGAAAAATAAATCACATACATATATTGGGGTTTTTGTATAAATAATGAAAAATGGGGCAAAACCACTATACTGATATTCATATATTGTTTCATTTTTATTTATATATTTGTCTAATTTTTTAAAAAATTTATTCCACATTATTTTATCTTCGTTTACATTATTCAAATAATACTCTTTATTTTGCATTACCTTCAACCCTAAGTTAATAGAATAATCAGTTACTGATTTTGTACAATATATTACCTTTAAATAATCTATATTTTTTTTATTAGATATTATATATCCTAACCTTGCACCAGCTAATCCAAATGCTTTTGAAAATGTTCTAGTTATTATTAAATTTTCATACGTTATGTTTATAAAACTATCATTTGTACCATATTCAAAATATGCCTCATCTATTATAAATAATTTATTTGGATTATTTTGTATTACTTTATTAAAGTCTTCTTTTAATTCATACCCTATTGGAATATTTGGTGTAGACAAATATATTATATCATGATCCTCTATCTCTTTTAATAAATCTTCATATTCTGCTTCTTCGCCGAAATATTTATATTTTTTCACATTAGTAGATGTTAATTCTGCATCATGTACAAATCCAGGATAATTAGGAAATGGAATTAATATCTTAGTTTCTGTATCTGAAAATGTCTTTAATATTAAATTTAACCCAAATCCACTACCATTCGTTAATAAAATATTATCTATATTCTTTGTATATAATAAATTGTTATATTCTAATATTTCTTTTAATAATAACTCATAATTATCACCCAACATTGGGTAATTTGAAACACTGTTGTCTACACCTTCTACATGTATATTATAATTTTGAATTACAGACAAATTAATATATGTAGGATCATTTTTAGGTATAATATATGGTGTCTCAGATTTTACTAATTTATTAACAAACATTTCTAAAAAATAATTTATTAGAAGTATAATAATAAAAATATAAAGTTTTATATTTTTATTATTATATTTTTATTGTAGTATTAATCTTAAAATTAAAAAAACAAAAAAAAAATAATTTTTAATCATAAAAATCGCCTTCATAGTTTGCTAATCTTATATAATCACCTGTTGTTATTGTCTTGTCATTATCAAATGAATATGTAAAACTTAAAAAACCATATATATCACAATCTTCTGCATTATATTCATTAGTACTACAAGTTGTATATTCTATACAATCATAATTAATAATATCCATTACTAATGAGATTAATAATAATACAATTTTACAATCTTTACATTTATCATTATGTTTACATATTTCAAATATTTTTATATTTTTTTTAAATTGTTGTTTTTTAAATATTAAATTATTAAGAATATTATAATGACAACTCTCAGATAAAAATTCTGTCAATTTTACATTTTCTTTACATCCTATTAATTTATGTCCATTAATTATTTTATTTACTATTTCAGTTGGTAATGTTTTAAATAAATCAGTCTTGTCGATATTATCATATAATTCTGAATTTTTATTAAAAGTTTTTATATTATTATTTTTAATTATATTACTTAAACAATTTGATTGTTTTAAATATTTTAATTTATGTTTTGATTGTTTACATTCTTTACACTCTGTATCTTCACATGTAATATGTAACTGATAATCTTTATTTAATACCTTGTGTAAAAATTTTATTATGTTATATAAATATTTACAATTACATTCTATATTACATTCATTTTTATATGTATTTATACATATTATATTAATAATTTCACTTTTGAATATATCATTATCACTATTAAATGATAAAATTGTCATATAAATCTGAATTATCATTTCTGTTATCTTTTTTGTATAATCACACATTATTATATTAAATTATAAATGTTTTTTTCAATTTTTTTATTCTTCGTTAACTTTGGCTTTTAATGCATCAGTAATACCATTATCAACTTGATCCATATAACCACCCAATTCTACATCCATCCCTGTTCTATTTTTAATTTCATCTTCTAAAAAATCTTCAACTTTGTCTAATATAATGTCATCATATTCATCCAATTTGTCAATTATTGTATTAACCGTTTCTTTATTCTTTTTTAACATTTTTTTTATCGCTGAAATACAACCACCCATTTTATTTTATATTATATATATTAATATAAATATAATAATATTTGATTATAAATAATTAACTATAGTAAGATTTCATTAGAAAAAAAATAAATTATAAATTATTGTAAACCTTCAATCCACATATATTTATCTTCCAAATAAGTATATACTTTTTTGTTTTTATTATTCATATAAACATTGTTTAAATCATCATCTGTGTATAAATCAACCAAATGAGAACAATTTAAATTAAATTGTTCTTTATATAATTTATCTTTATCGCATGATGTATATACATATTTCTCATATCTTTTCTCTAATGTATCATTAGTTTCCTTATATATTGTATATTTACTATAATATACATGATTTATAATATTATCAATATTTGTTGATACTGCAATCCTTCCATTATAATCATTATTAATATGACTAATAACTTTATCGTTAATGTATGTGTTTACAAATAATTTAGCTTCATTATATTCAGAAAAATTATTCAGTATCTTCTCTGTTGACCCATTATTATATGTATACCGTACTAAGTAAGATTTTGTCATTTTTATTTATACTATGGATAAAATAAATTCAATTTTTAATAACGCCATGGTGGTCTATTAGGTGTACTATATCTATATATATTTCTTCTTGGTATTGGTAATTCTGGTAATCTAATACGTTCACTAGCTTCATTTCGTGTATTGTTTCTATTTATATCACTCCTTAATGTTGACAATTCTTGCAATGTAAAACGTTCACTAGCTTCATTATCATATAGATATGAATGTCTCATTGATATTGGTAATTCTGGTAATCTATGATTACGTCCACTAGGCACGTTATCGTATATATATGAACGTATCCTTGGTATTGATATTGTTAATTCTGGCAATCTAATATGTTCACGTTCACTACGTGTACTATTAGACATAATAGGAATGTTATCTGTATCAAATTCAATTTCTGGTTCTGAATCACTATCTTGATTTTGGTTATCTAAAACAAATTCAATCTCTGGATAACTTTCTTGATGTAAAAAATGCGATATTACATCATCCGTACATACTACACATGTAATACTATATCTTATACAACTTTTATGAAACATATGTTCACATCTTAACGTTTTCTTATCGTCAAAACTTAATATTTCTTTATTGCATAATTTACATATTAATTCTATTTTACTATATTCTTTTTTGCATATTGGACAATCAGATTTATTATATAAATTTATGCACTCTGTATGAAACATATGTTCACATGGTAGAGTTTTCTTATCTTTAAATTCTTTTATATATTCTAAACATATACTACATGTTAAATCTATATTAGTTTCCATCTTATATTATAATATTATTTCTTATTTAAATTCAATTTTTAATATTTATTATTATAATAATTATTATGGATATTAATTTATTTTCAAATCATAAAGATATATATGGATGTTTTCATTATCAACGTTTCGCATCCATTTTAGCACCATGTTGTAATAAATTTTATCCATGTAGGTGGTGTCACGATAATAATGAAAATCATGAAATAAATAGATTTGATATAAAAAAAATGAAATGTTTATTATGTAATAAAGAACAAAATATTTCATCATATTGTATTAATTGTAATAACATTATGGCTAAATATTTTTGTTCAACTTGTAATATTTTAGATAATTATGGTATTAGAAAACAAATATTCCATTGTAATAAATGTGGCATTTGTAGAATTGGAGGTAAAGAAAATTTTCACCATTGTGATAAATGTAACGGTTGTATTCATATTTCATTAAAAGATAAACATAAATGTATACAAAATACTATGAAACAAGATTGTTCAATCTGTTTAGACGATATGTTTAATAGTAGAAATGGTGTTATTATTCTAAAATGTGGACATTCTTTCCACAAAAAATGCATAAATAATTCTATTATGTGTCGTAATTACTTTTGTCCATTATGTAGACAAAAAATAGAATATAGTTAATTATAAATATTTAAAAATTATAATATAAACATAATATTATATATAATTATAATATTATTATATATATATATATAATAAAAAACATGTCAGTTCCACTAACAAAGTTAGAATTAAATTTTCACAAAAAAGAAATATATTTTCCATCAACTACTGATTATAAGTTAATTACAGATGATAAATATGTAATTTATTATAACGTTGGACAATTTGTATATGAAGATACAAACTACGATTCTGTTACATATAAGATATGTTATGCATATAATGGTGCTATTGGATTTGGATATCAATTTTTCCCACAATTAAAATCATTGGGATTCCATACAATAGACAGAGAATATGTACGAATATTATATTGTGTAACAACTCAAGAACCAAAATATGCATATTTCAGTGCTCACCGAAATGAAGGTAAATGGGTCGAATGGGATAAATGTGAAAAGACTGAAAATGGAGAGTTAGTTGTATATGTAGCAAGAGCAAGTCATGCTAATTATCCACATTGTGGCACATGGGGGAGAATATTTTTCATGGCCAATGATAAATGTTGTAGTAATACAAATGGAATAAAACTTATTCCTGAATTGGTTGAAGAAGAATTTCATACAAATATTGAATCAAGTGGGAGTGGTTCAGCAGCTGAATTAAAACAGAGATTGACAATAACTAAATAAATTTAATATTATTATGGTCTATAAATGAATTTAATTGGAGTTGTTGACATAATATCTAATGTATTAACATATGTCAAAACAGTCAATACCAAAATCCAATCAATAGAACTTCCATAACAATTAGAAGAAGCTAAACTATATAATAAAAATATAACCATACATATTATATTAATTAATAACTGTTGGTTAACTATCATTTTTTTATTTAATTATATATATAATAAATAAAAAAAAGTAATTAAAAAATAATTATAATATACTATGTCATTTGCATTAACAAAAACAGAAAACCATGTATCAAACAATGTAATAAAAATCTTTATAGTTGTTTTAATATTGGGTATAATAGTATTTTCATTTTATGAAAGTACGTTAGACCCAGACAAAAGAGATGATGAAAAATTAAATTTTTGGATAATATTATTAATAAATACAATATTAACAGTTGGTGGATTTATGATAACCATAGCTGCTAATTATGTTGTAGAAGTTTATTCATTACAAAAAATTGATAATACAATATCTGATTCTATATATGCACTAAGGCCAAACAGAAGAGATAGTATTGCATTACACGAATTAGATAATATATTTAAAGTAAGTGAACCTAAATAAAAAAATGATTTAAATATATATTATTAAGTATATATTATTAAGTATATATTATATATTATAAAATGAATGATTCAAATATAAAATTATCTAAAACATTAACATATATATTAAGACATAAAGCTGAAAAGTATAAATTAAATATTGATGAGGCTGGATTTATAAATATTGATGAAATATTAAATTTACAACAAATTAAAAACAAAAATTGTACACTACATGATATTGAACAAATTGTAAAAAATTGCCCTAAACAAAGGTTTTTAATAAAAACTGAGAATGGAATAACTAAGATTAGAGCCAATCAGGGTCATACGATACGTAAAATACAAAATGAAGAATTATTAGAGTTAATAACTGATCCAAATTTATTACATATGTGTGTGCATGGTACTTATCATGATTATATAAATGATATAATGAAACAGGGGTTAAAATGTATGGGAAGAAATAATATACATTTTGTAACCTGTGATACAAATAAAGTACAAAGTGGAATGCGATCAGATGTTGAATATATGATATATATTGATGTTGAAAAAGCTATGAATGATGGTATTAAGTTTTATAAATCTTCAAACGGAGTGATTTTATCTAATGGCAAAGGTGGAAATATTCTTCCAAATTATTTTAAAAAAATTGTAAAAAAATAAAAGTAATTAAATATAATTATTTAATTTCATCGATTGTTTCATTTAACAGATTTTTTAAATGAAGATTAAATATATCAGTTATATCTTTTTTCATTTCAATAGAATGCATTTGTCTTGCTGGGCACCAAATTCCCCAAACTTGATTATACATATTTGTTTGTACAACATCTTCAAATAAATTATTTTTTTGTATATAATGTTTACGTAATAAACGAAAACTTTCCTCATATTTATTAATATCATTTACCAAATTTTCTCTTGCTAATGGTAATTTACTTTCATTATTAAGCCATTCATCACATTTTTTAGTTTCCATTACTTTATTTATAATAAATGTTGAATTTCGTACCTTAATATCTTTTTTATATATACTATGCAATGAATGATATAAATCATTTATCATAGTTTTACATTCTTCTTTTGAACTCATACTTTATATTTATATATTTATATATAATATAATCAATTTTTTTATCATGTATCTGTCTCAGCTGAGTAAATATCAGTTAGATCATCAAATTGTTTACCTTTAAAAGTATCGAATAAATATATAACAGTATAAGTGATAGATACTAAACTATCAATAATAACTATTAATATATTCCATTGATCTGTATACACAGTATCCATTGACATTATTCCGAAATACATTATTAATAAAGATCTCCCCATTATAGTATCGAGGAATTTAAAATAATATTGTATATCATAATCATTTAATGATTGTGGTTTATTATCAAATAAAACAGCTATTGTACTCAATAATATTAAATATGATCCAATGAATAAAGATTTTAAATTAAACAATAATATAATACCCACACCTTGAATAATTGTTAAAATACATACAACATTATAAGCAAAACTAACAACAGTATGTACTTTATTTATCTTTTCGTGTATTTCATATAGTTCACTATCATTAGATGGTGGAAAACTATTAATATTAATAGAATCATTAATATTAATAGAATTTAGACCTATATTATTATTTAATAAACTTATTTTTTTATCATTATTATCCATAATAGATAGTATATAATATATATAAATTATCTTTAATTATAAAAAAAATTGATTAATAATTATATATATATTAAAATTTAATAATATATTATATTATAATATACATACCCAAAATAATAATCATGAAATTTAATATTTTATTAATATTTAAAATTTGTTTAATTGCGACAACAACAGTATTAGCACAATCTAAGTACATGTATAGAGGATTTATGTTAGATACAGCTAGACAATTTTTCCCTAAACCGTCAATATTTAAAATTATAGATTATATGGATGAAGCAAACTTAAATGTACTACACCTTCATTTCACGGATGATGAATCATTTAGTGTTGAATGGGATTATGATAATAATAAATTAACAAAAAGCGCATCATTAAATGGGCAATATTACACAAAAGATGATATTAGAGAAATAATAACATATGCAAGACAATATAATATTGTAGTTGTGCCTGAGTTTGATTTTCCAGCACACGTTGGTGCATGGAGTAAGGCATATCCAGAATTAATGTTACCTGGTGTTACAGATGAGTTTGATGTAAGTAATCCTATGGTATTTGAATTAATGGATAAATTATTTGAAGAATTCTTTCCATTATTTTCAGATGCACCATTTATTCATATGGGACACGATGAGATTGCAAATACACAAGATGAATCAGTAAAATCATTAAACTTTGCATATAAACAAGCAATTAAATACCAAAGGAAACCAATTATTTGGAATGATTTAATTACAGATAAAAATATTCGTCAACCTAAATGTTTACCATATGTAATACAAGTTTGGACAAACCAAGAAGCTTTAGATACCATTTTGGAATTAGGATATCCTAATATTGTATCTATTGCTGATTATTTCTATATTGGCAATGATGTATCAAGTCCAAAACATTTTGTATTTCCCGATGATCCAAATATTATAGGTTTTGAAGTAGTGTATTTTAGTAGTATTACTGACGATCCAAACGATGTAGAATGGGTACGTGATTTTATAATGGAAACAAAAGATTTTTAATTACTATTTAAAAAAAATAAAATTAAGGTAATTGTTGATACCCATTATCAACAATATTTTGTTTAAATGAAGTTATAATTAAATATATATTATAACAAGTCAACATAAACCATATTGACGTATCTAGTGAAATATAACAAGTATCATAATATATAATAATAATTATACTTTCAGTTAATAATAATAATGTATAAAATGTAGCCAATAATAAATTACCTTTTAAAGTTAATTTAACTTTAAAGTAATCAAAATACACCACGCATATTAAATTTATTAATGCTGATGAAACACATAATATCAAAGTTGCTCCATTAAGATCAAAACCATGGTGTTTTTCACAGGTTGTATTATTCATAGTTATTTATATAAATGATGATAAAATAATCAATTTTTTTTATGATAAAAAAATAAAATATGTAATTATATATTGTTTTTTATATTTTATATTTTTTTAGTTTTTATTAATTCCTGATAGTAGATTAGGGCCATAAGTATTATCTGGAATGTATGCAGTGGTATGCCCCAGACATTCTGTTAATGATACAAATGTATAATTATTTGCAATACCATATTGAATAAACATATCCAATGCTTCAATATTATTAATCATAGTATCATGTTGTAACGTGATTTTACCAGTAGTTGGTTCAGTTACCAATTTATTTACCATAAAGTCAAAAATTTCTTGTGCTGAAATACCATCCCAATCATTGCTCATTATATTTGTTGCAATAAAATTATATCCAAAATGGTATGTTATTGTATCATAAATATCATTATTATAACTGAAATAAGGGGCTCGAAAGTATAGTGGCCTTACGTTAAACAATTCGCGAAAAATCAATTCATTATCATATAATTCACGCATAACATTAAATCCATTTAATTTTTCCATAGCTTCATGTGAAAATGTATGACTTGCAATGATATGGCCATCATTATACATTTGTTTTACAACTGTTTCAAATTCTTCATTACGAATAATATGTAATCCATTAATGAAAAACGTCCCTTTAATTCCATATTTATTTAATACATCAACCAACCCTTGTGTGTTCTTATTTGGACCATCATCAAAAGTAAGTGTTATATGATTTTTATTAATACATTTTTCATAATATTCTCCATTTGTTAAATTAATAATTGATAGTAGTACAATAGCTTTTAAGTTAAACATTTTAGTTATAATTATAATTTTACTAATATATTATTCAATTTTTTTATCATAATAATAATAAAATTACTAACATTATTTATTGTTAACAATTTATTATATTTAATTACATTTACATTATTTAAGTTTTCATCTGAATCTGATGAATCAATTGGTGTCCCATTTGGTACATCAACTAATGATTCATCTGGTAATATAATTGTTTTATTATTAATTGGACCTTGTATAAAACCAAATGGATCTGGTGTGGGTGCTGGTGAGTCATTTTCTTGGGTAGGTGGGTATTCTGGACGAGGTGGCCATTCTAACGCTACAAGAAATTCAGAATAAAAGTTATCTGTTGACATCATTAAATTACTATAATCATCTGAATATTTAATTCCTTTTTCTGAATCTGTACCATCCCTTCTTTCTCCAAAATGTAATCCTACTACAAAATAATCATTTTGAAAAAATGAACTTCCTGAACTCCCACGTGTAGAATCACAATCATGTTGAATTAATATATAATCTTTTCTTATTTCAGATAAACCTTTTGATTCACAATTCATATGTACACCTGCTGCTCCATCTAAATCACCAGAATATCCAGCTAAATTACCAACTTTTGTTTTTTTAAAATATACAGGTAGAACTTCTCTTATACCTAAATGACCATATACATCACCCAATGCTTTATCTAATTGAAATATTGTCCAGTCATTTAAACGATAACCCTCATATGTATTTAATGGCCATCTAATTCGTACAACACCACTTTCTGCATGTATTCTGCCATCTTTTAGTAAACCTAAATAAAATACTACGTTATCCCAAAATACTTGTGGTAATGTTTCTGCTTTTTCATAACCTGTACAATGTTTATTTGTTAATATCAAATCCCTTCCTATTAATGTTGCTGTGCAAGCTTGGAATCCCCCATTAAATTTACCATTTTTTAATACTGGTATATCAAGCCTCCCAACTGTTCTATATGGAAATATACCATTAATATCAGACTCAAAATCAATTACTTGCCTGTCATCTTTTCCAAAAACATTTAATCTTCTATTATTAATTGTACCAAAATTAGGTTTATTATCATTAATTATTATATTATTATTAATATTAGTTATATTCGGTGATGTTAATGTAATTGATAATTCTTGTGCATTAATATTTTTAATTAAATATATTAAGCTTATTAATAATTGTTTAATATACATATTTATTTATATTATAATATAAATAAATCTTTAAATAATATTAATATTATGTATTATTTTATTTTTCTGTTTAACTGATTCAGCTAAATTATTATTCTTTAAAATTTAAATTACCATATTCTCCAAAATATTTTTTCGTTGTTTTATCTCTTGCCTTTGCTGCACCTTCTTCATTTTTAAAGTTTCCTAAATATAATGATTTATTATCAATTTTAATACTTGCTTGCCATTTTTTATTCCTATTATGATAACTAACCCCAATATATTTAGATGAAGAATTTGACCTTGATGAAGAATTCATATTATTTTGTTTAGCTGTAACTATTCTTAAATTTTTTTTTCTGTTATCCAGTGTATTATTATTTATATGATCTACATAATTGTCCCCATTGTAATTCATAATATATCTATGTAATAAACCTAATTTATCAATTTGTATATATTTATTATTTTTATGCAAACTATAAAACATTAAATTATAATAAATATCATCATCAACAATAGTCTCACAAATTTTTTCTTTATTTTTATTAAAAATTTCAATAATTGCTTGATTATCTTTATTTCTTTTTATTGGTAGCTTTAGTATATCATCATTTTTTTTATTTTCTATTTCTTTTAATTTAATTTTTTTTATAATTATTGCTTCTAATAATGTGTTATACATACCATAGTAAATACTATTAATCCTTACTCTATATTTATTATTTTTTGTATATGAAATATTTTTATGTAAATTATTAAAATTTTCTTGTTTTTGGTATAATATAAAATCAGAAATTAAATGTTCTGGTATAATATTTAAATTAGCAGTAGTTAAATTAAAATTATTACACCATAAATTATATTGATGTGCAGCATGATTTTCATTTAAATAAAATGCATATATCCTAATATTATCATTTCTTATATTAGTTTGCCATATATTTCCTTTTTTATTAAAACATACACCTATATATTTTGAAGTTGTATTTTTTAATTTAGTTCTATTTCTAGAATTTTCTGAATCAGTAACAATTCTTAAATTATTTCTATTATTATTTAATGGATTATTATCAATATGATCTATTTTAATTTTTGAATCTATATTATTATCTAATAATTTTATCATAATATATCTATGTAAGCTCCACACTTTATTATTAATTTTCCCCCTTACATAATTATTATTATTCTTATTCCATTTATATTTATTTAATTCATTATAATCTTCTTTTGATACAAATGTATGGTCTATTGTTTCTTTTTTTCTATTTCTTAATGGTATTTTATATTTCATAATTTATATTATAATATAAATGAATATTTAAATAACATTATTATTATATATTCTTCTTTGTTTAACTGATTCAGCTAAATTATTTAATAATATATCGGTTGTTTCTAGACTTACACAAGAGTCTGTGCAGCTAATGCCATATTTTAACTTTCCTCTTTCTAAAGGTTGTTTACCCTCATGTATATTTGATTCAATCATTACCCCCATAATATTATTATTTCCATTAGAAACTAGATCACAAATATAATTACATACTACTGGTTGATTTTTATAATTTTTTTGTGAATTACCATGTGAACAATCAATCATAATTTTTGATTCTAGTTTATTTTCTATTAATAAATTACTTACATTATTAATATCTTCTTCAAAATAATTTGGTTTATCTTTAGACCCCCTTAGTATTATATGACAATCTTTGTTGCCTTTTGTTGATATTATTGAAGCAATGCCATATTCATTAATACCAGGGAAATACTGTTGATTATTACAAGTTTTAATAAAATTTATTGAATCTATAATATCACCCTTTGTTCCATTTTTTATACCTAATGGCATAGATAAACCAGATGCTAACTTTCTATGTATGGAAGATTCAACTGATCTAGCACCGATAGCACCCCATGAAACTAAATCAGCAATATATTGTGGTAAAATTGTATCTAAAAATTCCAAAGCTATAGGGAGTTTTAATTCATTAATATCTAATAATAATTTTCTAGCTAAGTTGATACCTTTATTAATATTATATGTATTATCTAAATCAGGGTCATATAAAAATCCATTCCATGCATTACAAGTTCTCGGTTTTTCAAAATAAGTTCTCATAACTATTAATAATTCATTAGATAACTTATCGGCTATAATTTTTAGTTTAATAGCATAATCATACGCTGCTTTAACATCGTGTATACTACATGGCCCCACAATTACTAATATTCTATTATCTTTATTATTCAAAATATTAATTATAGAGTCTCTGGTACTATCAACTAATTTTAATATATCTTTTGTTATTGGTAATTTATTTAATACTGTAATAGGTGATAATAATTGATTGATATTAATTATATTTTTACTTTCTATTTTTTTACATTTTTTTTTCTTATTTACGTGTCTCATAAGATTTTGTTTAGTGTTACATATTTTATTACATACATCACACTTAAGAACTCTATCACAAGGTATTTTTTTGTTATGATGTTGTTTTAATTTATACTTATCCGGGAATTCTTTATTACATTTTAGACATTCCATAATAAAAATAAGAATTATATAATAATATAAATATAATATATTAATTATAATATATTTGAATTTTAATTATTTGTTTTTATTTTATTAATAAAATTGAATATATATAATTAATTTATATAATAATATCAATATGACTAGATTTAATTGTAATGACCATAATTTATATTGCCATTATTGCAATAATTCACCAAATAGTGACAATGAAATGTGTGAATATTGTTTTGATGATATGTCTATAAAATTTCAATGTTGTTTATGTGATAATATTTATTATTATTATAATTATTATTCAAACCCATCTGTATGTAATTCATTTGTTAATAAAAGCAATACTATTAAACAATATATTAAAAGATATATATTTAGGAAAAAACTCAATCAATATTATAATCATATTTTAGACGAATATGTAAATCCTAAATCTTTATGTATTAAATATATTGTTGAAAATTTTGATAATTATTATAAAAAAAAACAATTATTATACATTTATAAAAATAAATTAAAAAAAATTATTATAAAATAAATTTATATTTTATTTTTGTATCATACTATATCATATGAATCATTACTTAAAACCTCATCACCATTGTCATCATATTGTTTCATATCAATTAAAACAGTATCATCAAGTGTTATATTATTTTCAAACACTAAAGTATTATCATCGTTTGATTGTTCTTTTCCTTCTGCTAAGAATTTTGAATAACTCTTATCTAATTCACTAGCCTCATATTCAGCTTGTGTTTTTATCATATCGTTCATCCAACTATCACCCGATGGTTGTTTTTTTTCTTCTTGTGTGTTTAATCTCCATTTAACCTTTCCATCACTAGTTATATCTTTTTTCCATTGTTGATCTTTTTCATCATCGATACCTTTTGTAACATTGACCATATAATCATGTAATTTGTCTATATCTTCTACATTATCTTTAATATTATTAAATAATGTATTTAATTCCATCTTTCCTAAAAATTTATCAGCAACATCAACAATCGGTTTTTGTAACTCTTCAATCATATCATTAGTAATATTAATATTACTATTATCACAAGCTAACGAATTTTTCAGATAATCATGTAATTTGTTCTGACTTTCTACATCATCTTCATCAATATGTTTGTGTAAAATTTTATGCATTTTATCATCAGTAAAATTTTCAATACTATTATCACAATTTAGCGAATTTTTAAAATAATCATGCAATTCATTCTTATTTTCTACATCATCATCTCCATCAAAGTTTTTATTTTGTAATTCTTCAATAATATCACCATTATATATTTTCTTACGATATTCCTCGAATTTTATTTGTTCACTTGCATCTTTATTAAGTTCTTTTAACATAAAATCATGGGTTGGTTGGTCAATAATTCTAATTGGTGCTATTTTATCACAACTATAGTTTGGTTGTTGTGTTGTGTCTTCTATATCAATTTCATTATTAAATGTATTAACATAATCTTCTGGCACAATCAATGGAGAAGTTCTACTAGTATTCGATATATTCACATATTCAGGCCTTTTTAATCCAATCCAAGGAATAACATTATTCATATGTGTTAATGGTGAAGTTGTTTTTTCATTAATATTTTCTTTTAATTGTTTAGTTAAATATTCATTATAATCATCAGAAAATAAACTTGTTGCGTTTGATAAATTCTTTTTAATAATAATTTTAATATCATCAAAAATATTATCAATATGATTAAACTCAAAACTATTACTATTATTCAACTTATTGTGTAAATTTTCACCATTTTGTAATTCCATTAATGTAAAAATATCTACCATTTTGTCATAATACAAATTAGAGAACGCATTCCACAAATCTTGTGTATGATTAAGTGAAAAAGTTTTTTCCATAAAGTTTATGTTTATTTTTTTATTATCATTATTAAATATAGTTAAAGACATTTTATATATAAATATTTATAAAAAATTCAATATATATAATAATTATATATAATTTTTAATATATAATTAAATATTATAATTAATAAATATATAATTAAATATTATAATTAATTAATATATTATTAAATTTTATTCTGCTTGAATTGAGTGAAATTT